TTATATAATATATATTAATATATAAATATAGTGTGTCGATGGAAGTTAGACTTTGCAGATGATTTTGTTAGCGCATGTTTAATAACTTGTTAAAAAATAGCTGTATGGAAGTAGGCAGTAATTTAATATTAACTGAACGAGAGATAACAAAATATTTTAAGAGTTCGGTACAAGATATTCAGGATATGCTTTCGTTACCGAATCCGGAATACCAAAATATTATGCGGTTTGGGAAAGGGAAGTTCTACAAGAATGTTCCCTCCCACATTTGCTATTTACGCACGGAAGGTATTCGGATTCCTCGTTATGTCTTACCTCGTTATTTTTTCGGGGAACTTGGTTCTGATCTAGCTTACGAGAGTCATGTGAATGTAGGACGTTCTTTGGAGTCAGACCATACCATTTCGTTACGTGGTTATCAAAAAGACTTCTTTAAAGCCAATAGTTCCACGATTGATTCCAGTACGGGACTTCTTCTGGAAGCTCCTTGCGGACATGGGAAATGCCACGGTAAAGGTACTCGTATTCTTATGTACGATGGCACCGTTAAAAATGTCGAGGATATTAAGGTCGGTGATTTACTTATGGGAGATGACAGTACCCCCAGACGTGTATTGTCTCTTGCCAGAGGAAGAGAAGAAATGTTTGAAGTAATTCAGAAGAAAGGAATAACGTATACCGTGAATAAGTCCCATATTCTGTCCTTAAGGTATCGTCCTTGGAGTGGTAGAAGTAAAAAAGCGACTTCCTACGAAAGAGATCACTACGATCAGGTATTCGATCTTCCCCTTACTGAATACTTAGACTACGCTCCTTCAAAAAAATCTGGGTATTATGGCTATTGTGTTCCCGTTGACTATCCCGAAAGAAACCTTAAATTCGATCCCTACTTACTTGGATGTTGGTTAGGTGATGGTACGAGTAAAGAACTGTCCTTTACCTGTTCGAAAAATGACAGAACTTTGGTGCATTATTATGCTGAGGTAGCCTCTTTCTATAATTTACAGCTTAACCGAATAAAACAAATTAATTCTGATGGTACTAGAAATAATTCGAATTTATACAGACTTAAAAGTTCAGTTAGGATAAAAGGTCATTGGAAAAATACTCTTTGGGATCTGTTTAAAGAATACGGACTGAAGGATAATAAACACATCCCTGATGACTTTTTGGTTAACTCCAGAGAAAACAGATTAAAACTTCTTGCTGGTATTCTGGATACTGACGGTCATTTAAGACAGGGTATTTTTGATCTTGTGCAAAAACGCAAAAATCTTATTTTGCAGATACGTTCATTGTGTTGGTCATTAGGTTTCAGAGCACGGTTAACCGAAAAAATTTTAGGAGGACAATCTTATTGGCGATTGAGTATTTCTGGAAACATTCACGAGATTCCTACTAAACTACCCAGAAAAAAAGCTCCTATCCGTACAATCAACAAAGATCCTTTTGTTAACAGTATTTCCGTAAAATCTATAGGGGAAGGGGATTATTATGGTTTTATGATTGATGGAAATCATAGATATTGCCTCGAAGATGGAACAGTTACCCATAATACGGTCATGGGCATTTGGTTAGCCTATCTGCGCTATGTACAAACTCTTGTTTTAGTACCTACGTATTATTTAGCCCGCCAGTGGAAAGAGCGCATAGAACAAGTTTCTACTGCCAGCGTTTATATTGTTACTTCGAAGGATTCCGCCATTCCCATAGACAGTGATTTTACGATTGCCGTAATGGATTTGTTTTCAGTGCGGACACTTCCTGAGTCATTTGTAAAGAACGTCGGCCATGTTATTCTTGACGAGGCTCACAGGATCGGTGCCGAGACGTATATGCCTATTCTGGATCAAATACCTGCCCGTTACCGAACGGCTCTCACAGCTACCTTTAGACGCAGTGACGGAGTACATAAAATTTTGAAATACCATTTCGGGGAACATATTCAAATGGAAAATCGCTTTCCGAAACCCAGAGTTTTTTCTATGCCTACCGGAGTTACCGTTGAAATGTGCCTTAGTAAGAACAAAAAATACCAGCACTTCATTGAGTTCTTAGACTCCAATGATCTGGACTACACTGAAACTCAGAAAACAATCGCTTTTCCTAAAGATGTTCCCTATGAAGAGATTGCTGCCCGCCAGTTAAAAGTGGGTTCCCTGACAAAAACAGCCTATGCCGAGATTTGTTCCTGTTTACGAAGAGGCAAAGAATTGTCTTATTCAGTCGTTGAGTCGTATCTGAATGAAAGTTCTTCCAGACGTAAGCGTGTCATCTCGTTAATACAGCGCTGTCTGGATGCCGGACGTACCGTACTGTTCCTATCTAAGCGCAAAGATATACTGCACGTTCTGTACAAGCACTTTGCTAAATACCGTCCTATGCTGATTGTCTCCGGAACAGATGATTTATCCGCAGAGGAATCAAAGTATTTGCAAGAGGCTTGCCCACTTATTTTGGGAGTTACCCAACTTGCTAAAGAGGGTTTAGATGTTGACCGACTGGATACCCTTATTGTGTATCTTCCCTTGAAAGACCTTGAACAAGCTTTGGGACGTATTTCCCGGTTACATCCGAAAAAGAAAGACCCTATCGCTTTTTATATGCTTGATAACTGTGCCCTAACTTGGGCAACGTTTATGAACGCTAAACGGATGATGAAGAAGTATGCCGATTATGTCGATTCCAGGACTTTACAAACAATAAACACGATTTTATAACAAATGATTTGGAAGTTATCTAAAACTTTCGTTTATTTGTTGCTGTCAATATGATTTGCCAGTGTTTTTAATCATTAGTCAATTAAGAAAGGGGTCGTAGTTAGTAAATTCAGAATCATTGCGGCGAACAAAAACCTACTACGGCCCTCTTTCTAAAAATTCAAAAACCATGTTTCAAAGAATCGTTAGAGAAGTTTGCAAAGTGATTATGTTCACGATCTTTTGGGGAATACCCATTTTGCTTTCTTGGATGAACAACAATAACAACTACTTGTTTTTATTTAGCGTTTCTATACTTGGGACTATTTGGTTGTTCAATCATTACGAAGATATTGAGAGAATTATTGAACATTCTGAAAATTAAACTTAAGTAGAAATGAACAAAATAAATACAGGCGTAAATAGACGGGAAAGACGCTTACTCCTCAGAAGGGGAGCACGTAAGGATGAAAGAGTGACGTATTTAGACAACAAAGGTTGCGAGTACGACTATAAATGGGTCGCTAAAATTGCGTCATTTTTCAATGTGATTATTGGGTGTTTTCATAATGGCTTTCCAGTTGTAGTACCAAAGCTTTGGTATCCTGCGTGGGCGTTTTACCCGTTCTTTTTTGTACGTTCTGATCTGAGAGTTGCTGACCCAATAGCCGTTCTTAATCATGAACGTATACATGTCAGACAACAGTATGATATACACCTTTTAGTAAGTCTCCCTTTGCTTGTTTTCCTTTGCTATGCGGAGATTAATAACATATTTAATGTAATTCCTTATCTTTGTACTTTGCCGTTTATACCAACGGTTTTATATATGCTAAATTTCGGGTATGCTTTTATTCTGCACAGACTTATTCGGAGAGGAAAAGTCTACCGTTCCTTGCAAGAAATAAGGTCTGCCACTTGTTTTGAAAGAGAAGCTATCTGCCATGCACCTAATGCAGATTATTTGTATACCCGAAAATTTTTAGCTGTACTGAAATATACCGGAATAAAAATATTCAGATAAATGGAACTCAAACCTATCTTGTCTTTCAATGAACAGACTCCTATGGGAGAGTACGAGAAACTTTTTTCGTCTCCCATAGGTACTGTTTTTAGAATCTATGAAGGAGATTTTGAAACTGTGACCAGACGCATTAATGACTTGTTGCAGGAAAAATCCTCCACGGTTAATTTTAGATATGCTCCTATTGTTCCCGGTTTACCGTTATATACGATGTACGGACCTGAGCATTGTATTGTTACCATGAACAGCTAGATCTACTAGCTTGATTTGGAACGTTTCTAACAAGTAACTATATTTGTACCAATCTTAAAAACAACACCCGATAATTAACCGGGTAATTAATAATCACTAATTAAATAAAGAACAATTATGAAAACTGGAAAGATTAAACCGGTAAGCACTACCGTCCTTCAATTTCCCGCAGGTGTAGAAATTAATGTTATTGAACACGAAGGTATCATGTATTTTCCGATGGCTAACTTCGCTTCTCTGTTCGGAGAATCTGATACGGAACATGCAGCTCTGGCTCCTGAACCTAAAACTAAGAAATCTGCTCCGGCTCCTGAACCCGAAGAAAAAACCGCTAACAAGTCGTTTACTGAGGACGAGTTGACAGAGATGGATGTTAAGGAACTTACCAAAATTTTGAAAGAAACTTTCGGTATTAATCCCGATGACTATGATGGTAAGAATACCAACAAGAAACTCCGCTTACTTATTTTGAAAGCTCAGGCTGACGGTGGTGAAGAAGCTGTCGAAGAAGATGAAGAGGATGATGAAAATGACAAACCGGCTCCGAAACCGAAAAAATCTGCTAAGAAACCGTCTGATGACGAACAGGATTTGGAAGAAACAGTAGGAGATCTTCTTGAACGCTTCGATGAAGGTGACTTGAAAAAGAAGAAAGCTATTGACGAAATTGTCGCTCTGGGTGATGACCTTGATTCGGATGTAGTTGCCGATCTGCTTGATGAATTTTCCGAATCAGAAGACAGTATCGAAGACTGGACTGATAAAATCGTTGACTTTATCAAAACCGGTAAGGTAGCGAAAAAGAAACCTGCTGCAAAAGGTAAAAAGTCGAAGGATGAAGATCTAGTTGCTCCGGAAGATCTGGAAGTAGGTGATCGTGTTTCTGTATGGTGGGACAATGACGAACAGGATTGGTTCGATGGTGAAGTAAAATCCATTAAGGGTAAGAAAATCATGATTCACTATGACGATGACACGGATGAAAAATTAGACCCGGAAGTACATACTAAAATTAAGAGACTGGATGACTAATAAGTCCCTAAATTAAATAAGAGTCGGGATATAAATGTCCCGACTTTTTTTATTATCTAATAACTAATACACATTAAGATTATGAAGAAAAATGATTTAATTGCAGCTATTGCTGAAAAGGCACAAGTTTCTAGAGCTAAAGTTGCCAATGTTCTGGATGCCCTTCCTTCCGTACTTTCTGAAAATTTAAGTGGAGACGAACCGATTAGTTTTCCGGGTCTTGGTAAGTTTTCTATTACCCACAAAGAATCCCGTGAAGCTAGAAATCCTGCTACTGGTAAGAAAGTAACCGTTCCGGCAAAGGATGTTCCTACGTTTAAATTCTCTGCGTCTTTTAAGGACCTGTTTAAATAATGCCAAAGGTTCGGAAGAAACATAATTCCGTTGCAGAGGATATTGCAAGGGAGGCATTTCGTCTGATCGAAAATAAAAAACAGATCTCAGTTCTTGAAAGCGAAAATAAAAAAATCAAGAGTGTTCTTGATTCGTTTGTTTCCGAAAACGGAACTGAGACTGAAACAGGATCTATTATTTCTACTATTGAATACGCAGATAAAGTAGTAGTCTTAAAGAAAACACTTAGAAATTATGCCTCCTTGATGCCTACTGCTATAGAGGAATTGGAGAAGGCTGGTCTGTCTGACTGTATTGAGGTAACTCCTGTAGTTCGTGACGATAGAGTTGCCGAATTATACGCTGCCGGAAAGATCAGTAAACGACTGATGAAAAAGATTTATTCTTATAAAGCCACTTATGCTTTTAGTGCTGATATAAAAAATCGCTTTCTGGATGAAAAAGAGGAATAGACCTTATGGTATAAAAAGAAATAAAAAAAGTCGTTTACAAGTAAATGGGGTATTAGTGGAAGCTGTTACCGTTGCCGGACTTGGTGAAATTATAGGACGCTCTAGAGATACTATATTACGCTATGAAAGGAATGGTACATTTCCGCCAGCCCCATTAATTTGTAATGGGTATCGGTACTATCCAGTACCTTTTGCCTACGAGCTTGCTAAACTGGTAAAGAAAATGCCATTGTCAAAAGCTCCTGATGCAAAGACAGTGGTAAGTATTAATAAACTTTTCAAAGAGGAGAAAGACAAGTATGCCAAAAATTGAAAGTAAAGGTTCTCCGGTATCCGAAGATGCTGTTAAACTTTTGAGAACTCAGAATTGTACCGTATATTATGAAAAGTCGGTTACTAAAAATATGGGTGACTTTAATAGTGCCAAAATAACAGTAGGTGTTACTCTTCCCATAGATCCCTCTAAAGAAGAAGTGGTTGCTATCCGGTCTACCCTAAGGGTAGGAGATAATATTGTTACTCGTGAGATAGAAAAACAAGTAGATGAACTTTTAGAATCTGAATAATATGAACGTATTGTTACGGCTACGAAAAGATATGGTTATCTCAAACCTCGTACCGTTCAAATACTTAGTTTATGCCGCACTATTATCAGATGTTACTAGTTACTATTGCGAGGAAGATAACATTAAATACGGGATATTCGGCAAGGAGTATGACGATTTATTTGACTACTTAGTAGAATGGACTAGTCTTGATGACAGAAAGGACGAACTTTTGAAAGCCTTGGATGAACTTATCGAAGAAGATCTTATTTTTCTGGATGACGAACAACGCATTTATTTAGGGGAGTTCCGTGGAAAAAAATTCTTTCCCTTCGAGGTTAAAAGTTCTACTTTTGATAAAGCGGTTGAGTTACTGAATGATACGTTAAATACATATAAGTCTTCCAGAGTCGCTAAGATGCGATCGAGAGGACGTTACTTGCAGGATCAAATAAATATGCTTCTGGAAACAGGCGTTGATAAATTGACCCCTAAAGACTTTACCGATTTACATGGCTATCTTTATGAATTGTATACAGGAGGAGAATCTTATATTATCCGGAATAAAGTAGAATACTTTCAAACTAACAATATCTTAAAAGCTTACGACAAATATACAACGTTTGCTATTTTGGTTGAAGGTACTCTGCATTTTGATAAGTATCGGAGAAAGGGGATGCCTACTCTTACTACAGTAGCCTGTATTAAGGATGACGTTGTAAACGGTTTGACTAGAGTCGGTGCCGGAAGTAAAGAATATATGCGTGAAAAACAAGAAGACAATGGAGAGTTCTAAAGAAAAAAACCACGCTTACTATAGAGCGTGTGGTATCCGGGAAAATTGGTTTTATAAAACAGTGAAGGAGTTCGAGAATGACCCTGAAGCTAAGAAGATGGTCCAGAGTTATCTTCAACAGTTAAAGGATATGGTGCGTAAAGGAATAGGGTTGTATCTGTGGGGTGCAAACGGTACTGGAAAATCCCATCTTATGCACTGTACCTTTAAAGCGCTTTTGCATCAAAGATATACGGTTAAGATTCTTACACTGGATGAATTGGTTGATAAGTTTACAGCTTCTTGGTATAACGAGGAGGTAAAAGCTAACTTTCACCGGATGCTCCTTACTGTGCAGTTTTTAGGTATTGATGAATTTGGTAAGAATGTAGGTGCTGATGGAGAGCCTAATTATTTACCTGACCTAGTAAAAAGGGTTATCGAGGAAGTGATTCGGTATCGGGTCCATACAAAAAAACCGATCTGGATTACTTCCAATACAGAGCCTAAGAATGTTGCTTCTGTATTTAGTGAAGACGTTGCTTCATTACTCAGTGAAGCTTGTGTCCCAGTAAAGGTCTGTGGATGTGATTACCGTAAAATTATTCAGAAACGAAATAAGCTTCTTTTGAAATGACTACCGCAGAACAACTTTTTATAGCGTGCTTGAAATACACCGATCAGAAAACGTTTTCCATGATTCAAAAAGATTGGTTGGAAGGAGAAGAATTACGCCAGTACAGATGTATCGTTTCTTATTATCGGGAACATGGTGAACTGTTAGGACTACATACTTTCTGTACCAAATTTAAATTGGACTCTTCTGACGTGGACTCAAAACCTTCTTTTTATTTGAACGCTTTAAAGGAGCGTTTCATTATTACGGAACTTTCTGATAAGGTTCCTAAAATACTGAGAGGGTTGAAAAGTGATCCCAGACCTAAACTAACGGAACTGCAATCTTTAGTAGCTGCCCTAGCCTCCGATTCCAGTGAGGTTAGGGATGTTCTGTACTCTGACGATACCGAACAAAGAAAGCTTGACTATGAAGAAAGGATGCGTTGTAATGGTGTTACCTATTTAAGTATGGGTAATAATGACCTGGATAAAACATTCTACGGCTACCGTAAACAGGACCTTATTACGATTGGTGGTAGAGCCGGTCAAGGTAAAACATGGCTTCTTATCTATTTGGCGTATCTTCTTGAATGTGCATTGGAGGAACGTTCTGATGCTACCGGAGAGACGTTCAATGATATTTTATTTATCACGAATGAAATGGGTTCTGAGGAAATAAAGGAACGTCTTGACTGTATCCGTTTCCGACTGCCTTATGAATCCTTTTTGAAAGGCTCTCTAACAAAAAGAGAACGTGCCCGATATTATAAAGGTCTTTCCGAATTAAAAGAGAAGCCCTCTCGTATACGTCTAGCCTACAGTTGCCAGACATTAGACGAACTGACTACTTTAGTCGGTATCTATCAGCCTTGTGCTGTCTTTGTGGACGGTTCTTATATGATGGAGCCTAGGATGCAGGAAGGTTGGGAAAAAATAACCTTTATTACCAGAGGACTGAAACGACTGGCTAAAAATACATTGACCCCCATAGTTAATACCACCCAGTTAAAAAAGGGAACTGGTAAAGGGGTTTCTAAAATGGCTCTTGACGGACAAGATGATTTTGCGTATTCTTCGTCTTATACGCAGGACTCCGATATTGCTTTCCGGTTGTTTCAAGATGCTGATATGAAATTTCACTCAGAAATTGGAGCTGAAGTAGTAAAGGGACGACGTGTAGTTACAGGAACTACTATCGTGTTTAAAAATGATCTCGACTTAATGGATTTATCACTTACTTTACCTATAGATGACGATGAAGCAGACAGAGCACCAAAAGTTACTGATGACTACTAATTTTATGCGGGTTCATAGATATGGTATGGTACGTCTCAGAACCGGAAGGATAATTTCCGTTCCTATTTGTGCAATTTTTCGATGGGACAAATACTACTTTATGATACACCTAAATGGAGATGTCACCGAATGTTCTACTGGAGCAAAAGCTATTCAAACTTTTAAAACCGATCCTGAAAAAGCATTGGTAGAAGCAGTAACTTATTTCGAACATAAGAAATACTATTTCTCCACGTCTGTAGGAAATATCCTAGTTAAGTATCAGGAGAACCTTTTATCTTATAATTGTGCTTTAATTGACCCTTGTTTATTTATTACTTATGGATGATATAGAGATTATTTTCGAAAAGGGAACTACAAAAAATATTTTTATAAAGAATCCCTATGAAGGTCAACCGGAGTATGCAAGGTTTGCGTATGCCGAATATCGGATGGTTGACTATAGTGCCTACTTTTACTTAGAAGGGTTTAAGTTTTACTTTGTTGAATCTAGAGATTCTGTAAACAAAGATCCTTGTTTGTTAGAAGCCTCTACGGGAGCGTTGGTAACTTCGAAACTTTTTGTAACGACAGACTACCCCCCTAGTAGATTTCCGGTACTTCCGGATGCCCAGATTAAAGTTCTTGCGCAAAGTCTGAAAGATAAAATAAGACGGTCCGGAAGACCTCTGGGTGTTACTGTGAACAATTTTAAAGAACGTACCTCAATAGAACTAGAACCATGGTTAAACGTATTATTGTAATAAGCTTATTAGTTATCGTTATCTTAACAGTTTGCTATCTCGTGTTTGTCGATCCCTTCGTAAATGGTGGGAATTATGCAGAAATTCGCTTTTATGCACGCTTATTTTTGCTTTTGGTGGTTATTAGTACCTTTGGTATTTTACGCTCGTATAACGCTACAGTGAACAATACTAGGTTTTTAATTAAACTACATAAGCTTTTGGGAGGTGTTTTGATAGAACTTCCTAAAACAAACAAAGCTATTACCGATACAAAAGTTTCTTCTAAAGCTTTGCGTGAAGGTATTCTTAAAAACATAGAGTCTCTTCGTGAATTGGCGGGAGAGAACGAACAACTTAGAAAGTCACTTGACTCTTTTAAAAATAAGTTAGATGCCTAAAGAATTATCCCTTTTAGATATTTTTTCCGAATACCGTCCTAGAAAAATGTCAAACGGACAAATTCGTATGATGTGTCCGTTTACAGAGAATCATACGGACGGTTCCGGAAAAATGTCTTTTTTCGCTACTCCTGAGAAAAACGCTTACCATTGTTTCAGTTGCGAGGCTAAAGGGACATTGACCAGGTTATTAACCAAACATTTTGGCGTTCCTTTGTTTGAAGCTCTTGATTTGGTAAACCCTTTGTTTGAAAAGGATACTGAAAAAGACAAAAAATCGTTTGACTTGGATATATCGTGGAACTTGACTCCTCCTTCAGAGTTCACTTCCAGAGGTTATTCAAAGGATACTCTGAAATATTTTCGGGTGGGTATGACTGAAGATGACCGTATTGTGATTCCGTACTATAAAGATTTTAAGTGTCCCTTAGATCTAGTAGGTTATCAGATACGTGATTATCGGAAAGGTAGGACTGTGAGGAATAATGAAAATTTCGAGAAAACATCTTATCTGTATAACTTAGATTTTTCCTACGATTATACAATATTAGTTGAAGGACAGTCTGACTGTTGGAGGTTATTTCAACATGGTTACAATGCTACCGGATTAATGGGTAACTCCATCTCTGACTGGCAAAAGGAACAACTCTGCAAGTTTAAGACAGTTTACCTTGCCCTTGATAATGACGAACCAGGAAGAATAGGAATCGAACGTTGTTACGCAACATTGAAAAATGATACGGAGATCTTATTGATCCCTTATAATACAAAAGATCCGGGAGATTGTATTTCTCCGAGGATATGGAGTAAACATTTTCACGCAGCAACCGATTACCTGACTTATTCTTTAGAGATGTCCCTTAATTGGGATGGTTATGTAGATATGCGTGATAAAGTGTTAAGAAGCCTAAGATCAAAATGATAAATAATAACTATGAATAGATGTTATGAACGTAAATTTGCCCTAAAAAATTTGGGAAAGAGAGTTATGCTTGTAAAAAATGGTAGGCTAGTATCGGGTATGGTAGTTGGATATTATGCTTCGAAAAAAGATACCGGTATACTAGTTTCGTTTACAAATCGGTCAGGATGGACCAGCGATTTTCAAGATCCCGGTTATAAGGTTTTGGTACATTCACCGTTGAACGTTTCTTTTTGGCGTACATGTACTAGCCAATGCGCATGCTATTGAACATGCGGAGAAAATAACCGTTTTGGAACATTTCAAATAAAACGTTATATTTACAACGTATTTTTAAAACACATAGTGTTAAACCGGACAATGCAATGTCCATAAAATTTAAAGATTATGCCTTATACAGAAAGTACCAGACGTAGAAGACGCTCTGAAGAGGATGACGCACCTAGAAGAAAATCGTCAGCAAAACCCCAAGGATGGGGAGCAGTTGCTCGTAGACAAGCTGAAATAGCAGAACGTGAGGAAGAAATTCGTAACATTCCCAGAGATTTTTTCTTGAAGGATGGAGAATCTGCGATCATCCAATTTTTGCAAGATGAACCTTACTGTTATGACGCTCACAGCGTGAAAGACAAACGAGGTAATTTCCAGTATGTACCTTGCCAGTTGAACACCGGAAAACATTGCTTGATGTGTCAAGACGGTATTAAACTTACTTGGAGAGCCGCTTTTAAACTTATCGACTATCGAGGTAGTTGGGATAAGGCTAAGGGTAAATTCAAGTACGATACTCCACAGGAAAAAATTTGGAAAGTAGGTACTACTATTGCCCAACAGCTAAAATCTATTTGTGACAAACGTGGAAAGCAACTTTCCGAGATGGTTTTTGAAGTTTCTCGTTCCGGAGCAAATAAAGATGCTACTTACAATTTCGAACAAGCTTTGGATGATGACGATGTACGTATGAAACCGAAGCGGTGGATCGAAAAAATGGCTACTGCCGAAGAACTTTGTCAACCTCCTACAGTTGAGGATATTGATAAAGCCGGTTATTCTTCTGTAGAGTAACAGTTGTGATTTGCTTTTATTTTGTTTAGTTAGAACTATAAGGTGTCGTGAGACAGAAATGTTTCCGATACCTTATTTTATCTCAGAACCATGAAGAAATTAGATGTGTACGGAGGATATGTAGGACTCCTTGAAAATATCAAAGAACTTAGAGATTATTTACGTTCGATTGATGAAGGGGAAATACTTGTAAATGACTGGGAAACTACCGGATTGGAATATAACGCCACGCCTCTTGGATTATCGTTATGTGCCAGAGATAAACCTCCTGTTTTTGCACCCACAGATTTTTATTTCTCTAAAGGAATACCTATGGAAGAAATCGCTTCTGTCTGTAATGAAGAGTATTCTAAATTTAAATTAGTGGCCCATAATGCGAAATATGATAGCATGATTAATAAGATGAATGGTATCGAGGATGCCAATTGTAACTGGTATGCAGATACTTTAATCATGATTCATTTGGTAGATCCTAATATGGATATGAACCTTGAAAAAAGAGTTGCTCTCGATTTTGGGTATGAAAAACAGAAGTTTGAAAAACTTTGTGGTAAACGGTGGAACCGGATTAATTGGGCTACTGATGGGGACGATCTGTTACCTATTCTTGCTGCCTATGCTGGGGAGGATACTTATTGGGAACTTAAAATGTACGAGAAGTATCGTCCTAAAATGACTCCTAGATTATGGAAAATGCACTGTTCGATGGAGATGCCCTTAGTAAAAATTTTGCGGGACGCTAAAATTAGGGGCGTTTTGATTGATGTTCCCTTATTGAAAGATATGGGAGTCGAAGTAGATAAACGTTTATCTCAGTATATCCAAGAAATATATGATGAATGTGGCTGCGTCTTTAATATTAATTCTACTCCACAGAAACAACGTGTATTTTTTGATAAGATGAAACTTCCGGTTATTTCTACCACAAAAAGCGGAGGTTACAGTACGGATGCAAAAACCGCTAGTGCTTGGGCAGATGCCGGGTATAAAATAGGTGAACTTCTTGTGAAGTATTCAGAACTCCAAAAATTAAATTCGGGGTATATTAGGTCTATCCCTAACCTAGTGGATGAACATAATGTACTTCGTGGGGACTTGAATAGCTGTGGTACGGTAACAAGCAGGTTTAGTAGTTCTAATCCTAACTTGCAGAATCAGCCGAATAATCATGATTTTCCCATACGACAAGCATTTATCCCAAGACCCGGATATTGCTTTCTGAATTACGACTATTCTCAATTGGAACTTCGTGTGATGGCTCACATGGCTCCTGACCCGGTATTTAAGAAGATCTTTTTATCCGGTGGTGATCCACATGCGGAAACTGCAAAACTATTAAATACAACCAGAAAAAATGCGAAGACTTGTAACTTCGGAGTTCTTTATGGTTTAGGTATTCCTAATTTTGCAAAACGCTTTAAAACAACCAATGCAGAAGCCCAAAAAATCATAGACCGTTACCATGATACATATTATGGATATGCTAAATGGAAAGTTCGTACCGAGGAATACGTACAAAAGAACGGTTATGTAGAAACTTTATTCGGTTTTCGCAGACTTCTTCCTGAAGCAATGAAAAGTCCTTTTAAGAGAACCGCTTACTCGTTTTATGAAGCTTTACGACAAGCATGTAATACGGTTATTCAGGGTACTGGTGCGGGAATCGTAAAACTTGCTACTATAGCCGCAGTTAAAAAAATGCAGGAAGCCGGATTAGACTGCCATTTCTTATTGCAAGTTCATGATGAACTTCTTTTTGAGGTACGTATTGATCAGGCTCTTGAAGCGGAACGTATTTTGATTGATGCGATGGAGAATACAACGAAACTGGATGTACCTTTAACAGTGGACGGTAAGATTCTTGCTAACTGGGGAGAGATGAAAGATGACGATATACCGAGCTTACCTTATAGGTTTGACTATTCATTATACGCACCTTTATTAAGTTAGATAATCATGCTAAAACTGGAACTTTTTTGTCTTGCTGCCGGAGTTATCGTAGGATTTTTAGGAGGGTTATATTATGCCTCCCATACGGATGACGATGACCAAGACTCTAAACACTATTAAAAACAATGGCTAAGAAAGATAGTTTATCACCTTTGAATGAAGCCCTAGAAAAATTTAATAAAACTATGGGCGATGGAATTATACATACCGCCTCTGTGTTACCTCCTTGTAGAAAGGTACTTTCTACTATTCCGGCTTACAACTATGTAAGTGATGGAGGTTATCCGGTAGGTAGAGTTATTGAACATCTTGGAGAAAATGGTTCGTTGAAGAGTTATTGCGCTTATGATGCAATAGCTCAATTTCAGCATTATGATTGGGGAAACCATGAACAAAATGCCTTTACTAGTTTTGAATATACCGGAAGCGGTGCTACTAGAGAACTGAAGAAGTACACCCTTCGTAGAGGATATAAACCTAAGAATGACCCTATAGTAAAAAGGGTTGCTTTGGTTGATATTGAAGCTACCTACACTCCTGACTGGGGAGAAAATTTTGGCATTGATAACGAGGGACTTATTTTGATTCGTCCTATGTTATTGTCTCAGTGTGTAGATATTGTTCAGATGCTTCTTGCTGATGAAAGCATTTCCCTTGTGGTTATTGACAGCTTATCGGCCATTGGTACGGATGATGAAGTTGATAAGTCTATGGAAGATAATCAAATGGCATCCGGTGCTAAATTCTGGAATAAAGCATTTCGAAAATTACAGGCTGCTATGTTGGCTAATCCTACTGCGGAATCCTCTTTACTGGTTATCAACTCAGCTTATCAAAAAGTAGGCATTGTTTACGGAGATCCTGAAAATATTAGGAACGGTGAACAATTAAAACGGACCAAATCTCTTTCCATTAAGTTTAAGGCTCTTAAAGAGATCTCTTCTAAATTAGAAGGGGGAGATGCGGTTGTTGGTAAGAACATTACTATAAAATGCGTGAAGAGTAAAGTAGGTCGCCCTAGTAGAGATGCTACTTTCTTTTATTCTTATATAGATCATGGATACAATAAAGCTTGCTCTACCGATGTTGCCGGACAGTTAGTAGATCTTGGTATCCGGTTTAATCTGATAAAAAGGGCTGGTGCCTGGATTTCTTACAAGGATATGAAAGTACAAGGTATTGATGCTTTTTCAGAAGAACTTGTCGTACAGAAGCGGTTAAAAGAACTCGAAAAGGAAGTTTATGCTGCCATGTCAAACCCTAAAGATTGTGATGAAGATGATTCAGAAGACTAATTTTAAAATACGTAATTATGAAAATGCAGATTGATGAAGCCGACTTAAAAAAGCTTCTTTTAATGGCTTTGTGTAGTAAACCTTTTGTTAAGTTAGACCCGAAAGATCTTTTTCTTGGTAATTTGTGGAGGGTTGCTCCTAAAGTTGCTGAGAAAATATTACGCCAGAATGGTTATGAGGTAGTTGAGTCTAAAGGTAGAAAAGTAATTAAACAGAAAGGTGGGGAGGAACACGAAGAAGATTCCTCTCCCGAAGAACCTGTTATTTCTCGTAAAAGAAGACCTCGTAAAAAGTAACTTAAAGAAAATCCCGGTAGTATCTTATTACCGGGTTTTATTCGTATTATGATAGACGCTTACTTATTTTCGTTTTTGGTAAAGGATACTTTACCCAGAACTTTTGTTGTGAATGAATTTGGGGTTGTCACAACTTCGTTAGTTTTACAGGTTCCGGATAAGAAAATTAATGAAAATCTGTATTTCCAACTTTGTAGAATTAATGGGTTATGGAAATGTTCTTCTACATTCTATGGATGTAGTTGCGGAGCTAGTTCCCCACTTACCGAGAAATATAACCCTTCTTTTCCGGACCTTACTTCGGCAGTGGTACATTATTGGGAAAGGTTTTTGGAATACGCTGAGAGAAGTCCCGTTAAAGAAAAAACGGTTTCCACTATGAAAAAATACATGTCTTTTTGGGTATCTTTGTCGGAGGAAGAGAAATTAAAAACGCTATCTAATGAAACGAAAATATAAATATCTAGAGGCACTTGATTCTCCTAAAACTACACGAGCACGTTCTTATAAACAAGAAAGTAGAATCGCCAAAGAATTGAAAGGAAAAACCACCATTAACAGTGGTGCTACTTTCGGGCAAAATGATGTATATACAGATTATTGTGAAGTGGAAGCCAAAACTACTACACATAAATCATACAGCCTTACGCTTGCTGATTGGTATAAACTAAAGCGCAAATGTAACATTGCTAAAATGCCTGTAATGGTGGTAGATTTCGAAGGAACTCCAACTAGTCTTGCCGTCCTTTCATTTGAGGATTTAAAATTCCTTATATCGCAAGCTAATAAGGAGTAGTTTTGATCTTTTCTAAAAACATCTTATTTTTATGGTAAAATTTTACAGATACATAGACGGTTATCGTATTAAGAAACAACAACACGGCTTGTTTAAAGTAATTGAGTACTCGTCTTTAGTAGACGGTACTTCTTTACGAAAAAGAACGCTGTTTAAAGATCTGACTATTTCTGACGCTGAAGATCATGTGTACAAGTTAGAAACTAAAAATGCGAATCGTTTGAAAAGAAACATAACATAATTTTTAAAAAGAATCCCACAAATGAAGTATTATTTTTTAAAGTCTGTTTATGAAACAGGATCGACCACTTCGGTAAGGTTAAGAGCATTGCCAGGTCAAGCTTTCGAGACAGGTGCCCGTATTGACCCTTCTATTAATGTCGCAGGAAAACCGTTTATACGTACAGCCTATCCTATAGGTACTGTCTTTGGTTGTTCCGATCTGGTCTCTTTTGGCACTTACTATAAAACGGAGTCGTATTTTCCTATAAATATTTCAGAGAGTGATTTGAAAGATAAATTTCATAAAGCTCCTGAAGGTATGATACGTGCGTATGAATCATTTATAGGACTTGCTCTTTCCGAAACAGACGGTGATTCTGAGGAAGCTGAAGAATCGACAGTTAAGAATACCTATCTTTCCAAAATGAAGAAGAATCCTAATTTTAAGGTTCCCACTGTTCTTTCCGATGGATTTTACGTACAAGAAGATATTTGGTATTTATTGTTACGTAATATCAGATCACAAGTAAATACTTTAATGGTAGGTCCTACAGGAACGGGAAAGACCGAATTGGTAATGCTTGCTTGCAAGAAGCTTGGAATTTCATGCTCTGTTTACGATATGGGAGCCATGTATGATCCGGTAGCTGGTTTGTTAGGTGTTCACCGTCTGCATGAAGGGGGAGTTTCTGTTTTTGACTACGCTAAATTTACGAAAGATATTTCAAAACCTGGAGTAGTTCTTTTGGACGAACTTTCCCGTGCTCCGGCTACTACTAATAATATTTTGTTTCCTTGTCTAGACTCTAGACGATCTCTCCCGGTTGAAATTGCCGGAGGAAATGATTTGAGGGAAATACCCGTTTCTCCGGAGTGTTGTTTTATAGCTACTGCAAATATAGGGTCTGAATATACCGGTACTATGGATATTGACCGTGCGTTGCAAAACAGATTTTTCCCTCTGGAACTCTCTTATTTGCCGCCTGATGAAGAGATCAATGTTTTGAAAAAACGCTGCTTTATTGGGCGTGTTAATGCGGGACATATTGTAGCGGTTGCAAATAATATACGTGACTTATATATAAAACAGGAGATTAGTTGTTCCATCTCTACAAGAGAAACATTAATGGCTGCTGAGTTGGTAGCCGATGGTTGGTCTGTTTTAAGATCTTTGGAACTTTCATTCTTGCCTCTGTTTGAAGGTTCAGGAAGTGATGGGGAAAGGGGTATCGTGAAAAAAATCATTTCAAGTAGATAGTTTATGGTTAAGAGTAAGCAGTTTCCGGTTTCTAAGCCTAGGTATGGTAAACTTTTATATGATGGTAAGGTTATACTGTCAAATAGGGCTTTTCCGATATTGCAGGCAGAAAAACGAAGACTGCTTGCTACCGGATATTATAAAAAGGAATTACTAAAAATAACATATTGATATGGAAAGTGTTGATGAACGTGTCTCTAAAGAAATAGATTCTTTATTAGGAGATTGGTTAGATCGTGGATCTACTTATGTAAAGACACGAAAGTCCGGAAGAATTGGGTGGGAATCTTCTTTAGAAGAAGGGTCTTCTTATTCTTCGTATTATTTGGAAGCTCCTTCTACCAGAGAGTTAATCAGAAGAGCATACCCACTGGCAAGGGATATGCTTGTTGCAATGAATCCTCCTTGTAAGTTTAACGTGCAGATAAGTCCAGGAAAGATTGGCGGTTGTACTGATGGAAAAACTGTTTTTGTAAAAACCGGAGTTTTTGATGACTCTGAGTTAGAGCCTTCCGAAATGCTAGATATATTTCTAGGTGTTGTGGTGCATGAAGGATGCCATCTGTTATATACAGATATGTCGTTACTTTCTGATACCCGGTTAGACTCTCTGAGTAAGAACATATTTAATATCTTGGAAGACGAACGTATAGAGACTATCTGTGGTGATCGCAAACCAGGATTTTCTCGTTTTATTGAAAAAGTGAAATACTACCTTTTCGATAAACTTTTTATTGAGGATACTGCGTTAACTCTGGAAGAAAAACCACTATTTGAACGTTTTATGATCTCTTTTCTTCAGGTTGTTAGGTATCCCAGGTATGTGAACAAAGATGCCGTGGGAGAGTTTCTTTACCAGTTTTCCGAAATAAAAGATTTACTTCTTCCTTTTCCTACTGACGGAAAAACTACTTTGGAATGTTCTTTAATGATTGCAGATATTATCCGTGACCTGTATATCGAAGAAGAAAAGAAACGTGACGAGGAAAAGTCAAAGGGAGGAAAAGAAGGAGATGGGGAAGGATCTTCTGATGGTGATTCCAGTGTCGATACTGAAGCTACTAGGACTTCCCGTGCTTTTAAACGTCTTGAAGAGGATGCTAAGAAATTCAGCAAAACGTTAGATAAGTTATCTTCCTCTCCTAGTGAAGAAGGTTTGGGCAAAGAAGATACCTCCAAGGAAGTGTTGAAAGATGGAGGTTTACTTGGTGAGTTATGTGAGGGTAGAATTGAAGTAGGTGATCATGATTCTTATTTTAAGAAAGCCCCTGCTGCTAAGGGACCGTATCTATCCTCTTTAGGCAAAGTGTCGAGGTATATTCCTTCTGTTTCCAGAGTTATTAAGGGTCATTGTAAAGAGTACCGGCTTATACATAGATCTATGCGTAGTGGTATTCTTGACACTAATAAGCTTGCCGAAGCCATTCAGGGTGTTCCGACTGTTTATTTGCGGGAGGGACAGGTATTTACTGATAAAGTAGCTGTGTGTGTTCTTATTGATGAATCAGGATCTATGTGTGGTGGAAGTATATCCGGAGGAAGCAAAATGGACGCTGCTAAGGATGCTGCTGTATTATTGAATGAAGCCGTTTCCTCGTTACCAGCCATAGAATTATTTATTTACGGTCATTCAGGTGATATGCGTTATTCGGGTGCTACTGAATTAAATGTGTATAAAGAACCTGGATATTCTCCTAAATATGCTTTAGGATCTGCTGTTGCTAGAAGTCAGAACAGGGACGGTATCGCTATTCTTGAAACAGCAAAAAGAGTTAGAAAGTTTACGAAGAATCCTGTCCTCTTTTTTGTAATTTCTGATGGCGCTCCTGCTGCTGATTCTTACGATGGCATGCAGGCTATACAACATACTAAAGATGCAGTATTACAAGTGGAGAAAATGGACTTTTCTGTTGTACAAGTTTGCATAGACTCGTGCTATGATCCTAAACTGATGTTTAAACATTATGTTATACTAACAGATATTGCGAGACTTTCTATTGATTTAGGAAAGGTGATAAAAAATGCAATAGTAAAGAAAGCAAAAGTACATACCTTATGATCATAGACTTTTTGAAGTTATCCAGTTTAATAGAATTTGGAACTTTTCTTTCTCTTGAATTAATGGCTCTGTCCTGTAGTTCTTATTTAGGTGTTTGCTTGGTATATCTTTTTTGGCCTTCGAAAAGATAGTTTGTAAAACCTCTAAAAATACCTTATATTTGTAGTCAGTTACAGAGACTATTGTCTGTAACAGTCGGGGGGGGGGTTAAGTGGGATTCCCCCTCCTGATTTAATCAAAGCCCCATTTTAAAGATATTATGTCTGGAATGATAGAAAATCCTCAAATTAAAACAAAGAAATGTTCTGTATGTGGTCAGGAACTTCCCCTTTCTTCCTTTTCGAAGAATCCAGGTATGCGGGATGGTTATTTGAATACTTGTAAGATATGCCGTAATGAAAAAGCTAAGTATCGAAAGGCTCTTAAAAAAGACGAGCCGTATCCGAATCCCGATCTAGCTTCGTTCACCCCTTTACAATTAATAACCGAATTAAAAGTAAGAGGTTACAAAGGAGACCTTACTTTTGAAGAGGTGAAAATTCATAGAATAAAGTTATAATGGTAAATATAGGAAAACTCTTAAAAGAAGCTTACTCACCGAGAAAGAAAAAGATGACGGAAAAAGTTTCCGTTTCTGAGTTATTGAATAAGGCTTGTGCTGATGGTATAACCGAAGCAGGGTCTTTTTCTCTTATGGGAATAAGGAGACTTTTGAAAAAAATTCTTCGTTCTTTAGATGACGATTTTGATAGAGATAAATTTTTCTCCATGTTCATGGAACTCTATGCTCTGGTAATGGCACCCTCTAAAAGAGCCAAAGGAGTTTTCCATCCTTCCAGCTTAATGGAGGATTGTCCCAGACAATTAGTTTATTCCCTGTCAAGATGTCCTCCTAGTGATAAGAAAGTAAGCACTGTGTCCGGAGAGTTACAACGTATTTTTGATACAGGTACTTGGAATCACATTTATTTTCAGGCTTTGTTATATCGGTTAGGTCTTTTGCAACAGGCGGAAGTTCCGGTAATTAACAAAGAGAAGTATATAAACGGTAAAGCCGATGGTGTTTTTAAAGATTCTGTTTTTGGAGAAAAAACCGTTCTAGAAATTAAGACTATGAATGATTTTAATTATAGAAAGGCTATCTTTACTCCTTTTAAAAAACACGAATTTCAAGCGTCCCTCTATGCTCGTGAATTAGGTGCTACTAAGGTACTTTATTTATACATCAATAAAAATACCTGTGAGATTCGTGATTTTTTGAGGCCCTTGCAAGAAGATATGTTGCTAGCTGCTGATAAGAAAATGGATTCTATAATCGAGTGTGTTGAGGACGGTACCCTACCAAAGAGAAAGTGTGCTACTGAAAGTTGTGATACTGCCTTGAATTGCCCTTATAGAACACGCTGTTTTAAAGATCTATAACTGTAACCATATCGTAAAGTATATTTGTGATTATTATACAACTAAAACCATAAGATTATGCCAAAAGTTAAAGAGGTGGTTAAAAATCCACTTGAAAGGTTTAGAGAACATTTTTCTGAGATTGCATGTCCGGCAGGGGGTCTTCCCACAATGCCTACTGCTATATCAAGCACTTCCTCTGCTAAATTAGGAGATATGATAGCTAGGTATAGTGCTTGGAGAGAGTATACGGAAGATCGCCACATGGAAGCTTGTGCTGTTTTTGCCCAATGTAAATCAGAGTACGACTTAGCTTGTAACAAAGCCATGTTAAAAGCTGACGGAGCTACTGTCACTGAAAAGAAAGCGAAAGCAAAGTTTGGTGATAGTGACATAGAACCCCTTTATAGAGCTTTGAACGAAGCGGAAATATTTCGGGATCTGCTAGCTAATAAACTGGACTCCTTTAGTAATGTATTGGCTATGCTTAGTCGTGAATTAACCCGTAGAGGTGTAGAAAATATGTAATTATGGAACTTGTAACTACCTGTGTAACCTCTACTGCTGAAGAGATAAACGCTTTTATGAAGGGTATGCTCCCTACCGACTATCCCAAGTTAACCGAAAAAATTCGTGAGCAACTTCCCTCTTTATATGAAGATCTTGCTTTGGATTATTACAATCCGTGGCACTCTAGTTGTGGAGAGACAGATACTCACTATATTTTAGTACATTCAGCTATCGAGTATATTCTAACAAAGACCTGAGATGCCAAAAATAAAAAAAGTAAAACTTACGAGGAAAAAAAGACTTTCCAAAGAGCTTATTCGAAAGAATAATGTGGTTGTGAAAAAACCTACTAGTAAAAGTTGTTGGAAGTCTTTCGAAGCTCTTGTTGCTAAGTTTTTCAGTACCCGCAGAGTTCCTTTGTCCGGAAGTAATAGTGGACATGGAACTAATAGTGACTCTTTGCATGATAAGTTGTACATTGAGTGCAAAGTACGCCAGAAAATTTCTTTGTGGCAGCTATTTACAGATACGGAAGAAAAAGCAAAGGTGGAGAAAAAGTTTCCTGTAGTTGCCATTAAACAAAAAGGAGGCAAAGGGTATCTGTTGGTGCTTCGTCCGGAAGATTTGCAAGAGATCGCAAAAATTCAACGGGAAGGTATTGCAGAACCGGAATAATTATTGTATGTTTGTGAATCTCAAAAACAAAGTTACCGAAGGACTAACTTAAATCGTGGAAATTATGGAAGTAGTTAACGAGACACAGAAAGTACTTCGGTGTTCAACAGCAACAGATGCTAATAAACTTGCTGAAAGTATTTATTCTTCTTGTAAGAATGATGCTAATGTTAAGTTGAGCATCCGTGTTATCGGAGCAGGCGCTTTGAATCAAGCAGTGAAAGCTTCTATCCTAAGCAATAAATTCTTTTCTAAAAAGGGATTGCGTGTAGGTTTAGTTCCTTCATTTCAAGATTCAGAGAACAACGTAACAGTGATAGAACTAAAAGTATTTCTTTTAAAGAATTAATAACTGAAATTCCTTGGAGATACTAAAAGTTTTTATACCTTTGCACCGTAGCGGTTAATACCAGCTAATCGCTTTATAAAAGAATACTGCTGCATCACTTTAAAATTTAGAACTATGCCTAGAAAGAAAGCTCCTGCAACAAAACCAGGTAGAAAGACAGCCGGTGGTGGTAAGAAAGCGGCTGCTAAGACAGCTAAATCATCTAGCTGATTTTTGGTAAACTGATTGATTAATCACAAAAAAGCCTTTTCATTCACTTGGAGAGGCTTTTTCATTATAAAAATTATATGGAGAAAAAAGTATTATTGTTTTCCGGAGGTTTTGACTCCACTTTACAGGAATGGCTGATTAAGCCTGATGTGTTATTGTATGTGGATATGAAAACTTCTTATTCGGAGGTTGAAATAGAATTTTTAAAAACACTTCCCGCTTATTATACAGATCGGCTTATTATAAAAGAGTGTCCTCTAGGAGAGTATGAACGTGAAAATAAGTACCTCCCTTATCGAAATTTGATATTAGGGACTCTTGCTATGGAATACGGTCAACACGTTTACTTTGGGTTTAATGAAGCTGATAACGCTCCTGATAAAGATGATCTCTTCTTAAAAAGAATCACTTCCTTATTCAAACATTTGAATGTAAATTGTATTGGAGATATGGGATGGGAGAATAGGAAATTCAGTTTTAACGCTCCTTTTAAACATCTGACAAAAACAGAACTGGTTGCCAAATGCCTTAAAAAAGGAATGGACCCTGATGTAATCAGACATATCCGGTCTTGCTATGACGGAGTTTCTAAGATAGGTTGTGGTGTTTGTCGCCCTTGCATAAATCGAGCAGTGTCTCTGATAAATAACGGTATTTATTCAGATGACCTCTTTGATGCTCCGGTTACTCCTGAGAGTATAAAAGACTTGATCAAGAAAACCGAGGAATCTGAACACTCTAAAAATTATTATGCCGACCTTAAAAAAGCATATAAACGGATACGACAGAAGGGATAACAAGGGAATATTGTTTTTCTCTGCTTCTTCTGTTGGAGATACTAAACAGCTTCTTGATTTTGGTATCCGGGAAATTCTTGTCTCGTATTTCTATATCAAAAAAAGTCTGAGCTTCTATGACGGAGTACTGAAAACTATCCAAAAAGACAGAGGTCTTTTTATGACTGACTCAGGAGGATTCAGTTTTATGGGAACTACCCTAACTGATGAAATGCGGACGGAAAAGTACTGGATACCTTATCTAGAGGAATATGTTGATTGGCTTCGAAAACATAAAGACCATATTTATGTAGCTGCTAATCTAGACCTTGATAAAGTGGTTGGTAGGGATGTGGTCAGAAAGTGGAACAGAAAATATTTTGAACCTCTGGAAAAAGAGGGACTTCAGATAGTTTATGTTGCCCATGAAGATGACCAGCGTGACAAACACGGGATCGAACACTTTAAAGAATATTGCCGTTCCTACAAATATGTGGGTATTAATCAATCTCAGAAAGATTATGCTTCCCGCTTTTATCAGATAGCAAAACATTATCGTGTAAGAGTTCATGGTTTTGCCTGGACCGAGTTAGGTATTGTTAAACACTATCCGTTTGCCTCCTTAGATTCTACTACATGGTTGGGAGGTGTCCGCTATGGAACTACCTATGACTATGACGGAAAAAATTTTCGCACCATAGACTACAAACATAAATACCGTAGAAAAGCTCGCAGACTAAAATATGAATCTATCGGAGTTTCTATTCATGACGTTACCGGAAACAAAGAAGATCGGTACGCTGTTAATAAAATGAATCTTTTAGGATGGATTGGTTTTAGAAAAGAGTATCTTCGTGTAGCTAATTTAAAGTTACATTCTAAAAAAGTAAGCGCTTATGTTAGATGAAAATATTAAAAAACGAATTTCCCTAATTACAGAAGCAGGAGACGATATTGATGACTTGAAAGATTGCGTGTGTCCTTTCTTTGAAAAAGGGGGCTGTTCTGATTGTATCGGGTGTCCTAAAGATGAAGATTCGGTTTTAGGATGTAGGGACTACTACTTGGAAAAGATAAAGATGAATCCGATGGAATTATGGTCAGAGGATTTTGATAAACAAGTAGTCCTTTCCAGAGATAAAATATCTGTGGATTCTTTAGCCGGTATAGGACTTAACTGCGATTCTTGTATTATGTATGATAAATGCCCTTACTACAAGAAAGGGTATTCTTGTGCGATAGACTGGATAGGAAGTAATAAACCGGGTACTCCTGCGGAGTTCATGGATTTCTTAGTTTCCACTCAATACGAGCGTGTGAAGAGAGCAGTAGTCATAGAAAAAATAGACGGTGGTGTGCCAGATGCTAATTTATCCGGAGAGTTGGATAGGTTACAATCTTTAGTTTTAGGACGTGTTGATATGGATCGTGCGAAATTCTCAGTGAGTGTAGAAGCGTCAGGACCTTCTAGCGCTGCAAAAAGCGGTGGTATCTTAGCTGCTATTTTTGGGAAAAGCACTCCTTCCGAACCGGAGCCGTTAGCCATTGCAGAGAAACCTGAATCCAGATCTGATATTACAGATATTACTGAGTATGAACCCGTAGAAGAACCTGTAAAGGTAAAACGTAGAAAGAGAGGTGCCGAATGACCACTGTAAAAAGACATGTTAGAAAAAGAAAAAATAGTGCCTCTGTAGTAAAGAAGCACTATCGTAAAGGAAGTACCCATAAAACAGTAAATGGCGTAAAGTATGTTTTTGTGGATGGTTTTTGGAAACACGATGACTATCCTAATGCTCCTAAAGCGGGGTGGACGTATGAACGTTTAGTGAAAGAACGTGCCAAGTACCAGAAAGATCTTGCTGATGGTTTGGCGGGAAGAGATATTTTACCTCCCCGAAAATTAGGTCTCCTTACTAGGAGAATTAAGAAAATAAATAGATTCCTGAAAGGAAAAACTCCCAAAATTTAAATTGCTAATACTATGGATAAACTCGTATTACTTCACTATATACTCTGTTTTTTCGCATTTTCGTTTATTTTATCCTCCCTTATTGGTTTACTTTGTTCAGTCAAAAATAACCGAAATATCGAGCGTATTATGGTTATTTTTGCCGTTCTTTCATTTAGTTTTACCTTCTTTACTTCCTTAGTAATACAGCTAGTACATATATGTTAGCGATTTGGAGAACCTCTTTATGTTTCGTATATTTATGACAAAGTATTAAAATTAACGTAAATGATATGGGACGAGAATTATTTAAAGTGCTAGGAACTTTGCATGTTCCCGGTTTCGGGCAAGTCGAACATGTAACCGGCTGCATTGAAGATGTAGTTTTTTCTAAATCAGAAGCTTTTAAAGCTTCCTGCTACAGATGTTGCTTTATAAAACAACGCACAATGTGCGGAAAGCCACAAGATTTACCATCTTGTTTATCAGAGGAGTTAAACAATGAAAGTACATTTTACCGTAGAAAAACAGCCGAAAATATTAGTAGATCATGAAAAAAGTTTCTTTGAGGAAAGAGATAACCTCCATCTTAGACAATGCCACTTTAAAAAATGGTTTGTGTATAACCGAGGTAACTAATGAACAAGGGTTTAAGTGTGTGTACAGATTTCCAAAAAATATGCGTGATCTATTATTGAAACGTGCCAGTAAGCCCAAGAGAACACCTGTTACAAATGCAGGAGAATCCACGCAAAAAAGACTCGCTCTTTTACAAAAGAATAGAGAAGCCATTCAACCCCTATTTGATATTAGTTACCTAATGAAAACTTATGGGTATGACGACCACATGGCTTGTGATGTACTATTCAAAGGTAAAAAAGAACTTCCAACCGGTTTTTACAAGACTTATGTCAGTGTAGGTTACGGGAGCAAAGTAAAATACTTCTTTAGGGAGAACCGTGTAGAATATAGTATAAAGTCCCTTGTTGCTTTATTGCCTTTGTTACCTAAAGCTTGGACCCAAACTATTAGGGAGGACTAACTATGGGATTTACAACACCGTGTCTTATATACAAAAATACCTTGAAGCTTCAAGGTAAATTAAAATATTTAGGGTATGTTGAGCACCCTACGATGATGAATGTAGATACATCTTCACAATTTTTAATTTGCAATCGTGGGTTCTTTGTGGGATTTCCAATTGGTTATCAAGAGGAAATAGACAGTGCCATTGATTGTGGAACCAACGAGGAACTCTTCTTGGCTATCGCTGCATTGAGAGATGATACAGATAAGTTTCAATGGTTTACTGATGGTTGCCATTGGGAAAAATGCCCCTATGAAGTAGTATATATTAATGCTTGGATATACAAATGTGAGTGCTCACCTCACAAGGCTACAGTAGAAGAACTTATTAATCATTTTGTCTTATGAAGGTTTTGAAGAAACATATCGAAGATCGCTTTATAACCAAAAAACTTTTGGAGATAAAAATGTTTTGCGGTCTTTCTGTTAAACCATGCGATTACTTTACAGGAATACGTACGTTTGGAAATACGGGAAGAAAGTATTTCAACGTTATCCTTAATGAAAAGGATAAGTATCATTCCAAAGAGTATGCAGCTCTTGAAAGGTGTGTTCGCAAAGGTATTATTTCTGATGTTATGGAAAATGGGGTTTACCGTGTAGCCCTATTTTTCAACTACTCTTTTAAAATTCGTACTTTAAGATTACCAAAGATATGAAAACATTGATAATTTATAATTCAATAGATGCACCTTTGCAGTATGCAATAGTAGAAGGTGATTATTCTGATTTAAACGGAATCTGTATTAATTCTTTTGATGAAGACAGAACAAAAGTCGAGAGAGCATGTGAGCTTCTCTTTGATAAAGATGGAAAATTTTTGCTTCCATTTTCTGAAGATATTTCCCTATTGAATAATAAAAATTGGGATGTAGCCTCCGTAGTAACATTTATTCTGTAATTTAAAAATTACAAGATTATGAAACAGATAGTAGAAAAAGCAGCAATATCATTTGCAAATAAATGCCGTATTGCAAATATTAAAGGAGGTCTTGACTATCCTTATGATGAACTTGATATGAGAAATGCTTTTGAGGAAGGAGTAAATTGGCAGTCAAAGCAATCACCTTGGATAAGTGTAGAGGATCGGTTGCCTGAATATCCGTGTTGGGTGCTTGTGACAGGTAAGGAGTATAAATATCGAATTTTGTTTTACTGTGAAGGTAAGTTTTATACAGATAAAAGTTTAACATCATATGATGGGAGTGTTCTTTTCTGGATGCCTATCCCTTCATTCGACAAAGCTCTTTAATCATGAGTAAAACACCTAAAATAAATAGAGTTTGGAATAAACAGGAGAAGCGGATAGTCCGGCTTCTCTATCGCAAAGGATTTGATATAGATTTATCAAACTTGTATTGGACCTCCTATAAAAAGACAGGAAAGAAGTACAGACGTAAAGGTTCCACGTTTAGCTCTCCGGGTTATCGTGACGAAGTTTATTTTTGTATTAAGGACTATTGGGGAGAATATGACGAATATTCTTTAGTTGACTCCTTTATAGAAAGGAAGACATGGGAAAATATTCCTGATGACGTACTAAAGAACTGTGATGATATGTGGAAAGCATATTCGCTATCAAATTTCCAATATAAAAGTAGAAAGTGGCTGATTAAATACTTGTCAGCCCTTCCCACCGTTAGATGCGATTCGAAGATAAATAAAATATTAAAAATTACCACCGCTTAAAATATGGAAAATAGAAGAAAATTAGCAATAGCAAATCTTTGTCGTGAGTATCTTGCACTACAAGGCTTTTTAAGTAGCGCAGAAAATGAGAAAGTGCATAACCGTATCATGAAATTTAGAGATAAAAATAAGGTTTTCATTTCAGAAGCCCAATTAGATTCTGTCGATTTTACCTATGATGATAACGCACAAGAAGAATCTGATGATGAAGGATAATTAATCATGGATATAAAGAAAGGAGACTGATTTATGAGGTTTGTATTACTTATACTTATGATAACCATGCTATTATCTTGTAAAGATGATATGGCTGGTCCTTTAAAAGGAGGAACTATTATTACTGTTAAGGGAGATACTATTGAGTTTTATGGGGGAACGTTGACTTATATGGGATTTGGTACTAGAAGTATTAGAGATATTGCGGTCAATGACTTAAAGGAGAAAGGAGATTAAAATGAGCAGAAGTAAAGAATATAAGACCATTAAAAATTACATTCATAACGAACTCGGTTTATCTAGGGATGCTATAAGAGAAATTATGGTTCCATTAATTAAAGAAGAGGTTAACCGTGTTTTCCACTACACTTATGGAGACGATGTAAGTCTAGGAAATTTGATTCGTAATATGGTAAACGATGAAATAAAACGAGGAAATTTTAATATGGTCAGGCTATTGTGCAAGGAGGTTATAAGAGATGAATTAGCTGGCAAGATTGAAATAACCATTAAAGATAAAGGAGATTAAATATGAAAGCAAGAGTAAAATCAACCGGAGTTCTGATAGATGTAATTCCGAAAATAAATACCAGTGCGCAACATAGCATAGATAATCTGTATGTATGCGATAATATGGTTTTCAGAGAGTGTGATCTTGATTTTTTGAATGTGAAAGATTCTGCGATCGATTGGGAACAGAGGCGTTATGAAATAGCGAAAGCCGCTATGCAAGGGATTTTATGCGCTCCTATTGTTGAGGGAATAGATCCTAATCCAACACCTTGTGAGCTGGCAATGGCGGCAGTAAGAAACGCTGATGCTCTTATTGAAGAATTAAAGAAAGGAGAATAACCATGACCGAAGAACTTGTAACGCTTGAAACAGCAAAGCTTCTAAAAGAAAAAGGTTTTAATGAATACTGCGAGAATGTTATTGATAATAACGGTGTATTGCGCAAAACTTTATACCGAACAAATAACTATTTGCCTAAAGTGTGTTATTCTCGACCTACCCAAACTATTGTGGCTAAATGGTTAAGAGAGACAAAGAATGTTCATATATGTATTTATAATAATGCTTGCGGCTATGGATATGAAATATCTAAAGCAGATAATGGCACACACATATCTAATGACTTAAAAGATGGTCCTAACAATGGAGGAGTTTGGGATACATATGAAGAAGCATTGGAAGCAGGTATTAAAGAGGCACTAAGTCTAATTGTTGTTTAACATGGTAGTCTCAAAATAATTTAGAAAGGATCAAAAATGGGAACAGGATTTACGGAATACGAAGAAAGCCTTATACAAGCAATTTGTTCGTTATATCATATACAGACGAGGACTTATAAACAGGGTGTATTCATAGGTATGATTCCTAAAAACGTTCGTATGACATTGAACGGTACTTATATGATGGAGTTATTAAATACCGGGAACGTTGTTTATCTTGAAATAAAAGATGGTATTAATGTGATAATAATTATGCGTCAATAAAATGAAGGAAATAGATTTTATTGTATATGGGAATAGCTACATAACTAAGTGTCCATTCAGTCAAAAGATGGTTGGTTCAAAATCTTGTTATGATTGCAAATATTTCGTTAGGGAAAAGTCATACATAGATATTGGCAGCGGTGGCGAAGGTGTTATTATATGTCTTAAACTGAATAAGAAATGAATGAAATTATAATCATTAACGGCTATGAGTATACAAAGGATGAATTTGATACCATAGCGGCATTTGTAGGAAGCGATATTAATTAACCAGAAGAAAGGAGGAATGTGAAATGCACCAGTGTGATTACTGTTGTTGGTATAACGAAAGATATGGGAAGTGTGACTGCCCTACAGTTATGAAAAGCCAAGCTTGTAAAAAAGCTAAAAAAGTATTGTTATCAATGCTCGTAAACCACCGCTTATGAAAATAGAACAAGATAGGCATTGCAGCATGTGTAAATATTACCAGTGTGTAAACTTCTTTATGTATTGTACGAAGCTGCAACATCGAATTAAAACATCAAGAAAAAATGGTTGCAAGTTCTTTGTAGAAAGAGGTTATCAAGAAATCAATAATAATTCAAATCAATAAAGAAAGGAATATTTATGAAGAGTAAAAAAATAACCGTAATCATATCCTACGATTACGAAGATAAAAATACCGTTAGTAATGATCGGATTGCCGACAGAGTAAAAAATGACTTGTTGAAAGGCAGCAACCCCAATCACGAAAAGATAGAATCTGTTACAGTGGAAGATAACCAAACAGAAATGAAGCAAAAGATAGAAGAAGCAAAAGGAAAAATTAATCGCTATTATAGCGACTTTATTGAAAAATGCCTTGAAGTACATGGCATTGATTTAACAACAATCATCAGTGATTGTGTAACGGCCGGTTATGAATCCCGTTCGGATGAAATCATAGAGCTTAGGAGAAAATTAGACAGCATAGAAGAAATGAATAGTGATGGTAGTCATTTAACTAATAACAGTATAGAAAGGAGGTAAATATATGGGCGTAGCTTGTGTACAAGACATTTACAGATGCGATACTTGCAAATCTGCATCAGACGAATACGGTCGAGGATGCAAACACGGTCTTTTGTTTCCGTTAGCACTTCTTATGACCGAACAAACTAAATGTGTAAATTATGAGTTTGACCCCCAAAAGGTTGAACTTCAATTACAGAGAAAGGATAATTTAGAAACAGAAAGGAGCTAATATGAAATTAACAAAAGAAGAAGATAAAGTAATCTGCAAGTTTTTAAAAAGCGCATCTGACGAAGGAGGTAAAAGTCTGTTTAGATTAATGCAGTTTGTTCTTATGAAACTATCAGAAGATGCTATTCAGATGAACGCTGCCGAAGTAGTTTTAAGTCAAGTTATGGCTTTCGAAGGCGAGAAATACAATACACGCATGGCCATCCAATATTCCAAAGTCGGTGAAAAAACTTTGGAAGAACGTGCATACGAAATAGCTGACCGGATGCTTTCGTTAGGATCTGAAAACTGCGATCTTCGGGAAGAGTTGAAAAAGGCTATTTTAGCCGGATATAATTTGTATCATGAAGATTTCGATGACGAAAAATAAATTAACGTTAAAGAAATGGTCAAAATAACAAAATGAAAGCAAGGATAAAGAGAAAGATACAAAAACGTCCGTACCTATATAATGTCGGACAAGTGCGAAAAGTTTGTAGATTCGGATAAGTTCCGTGAAATTGTACAAGAGGATTATCCGGCATTTCTGTTATCATTGCAACGAAATGTGATGAATAGATATGGAAGTATTATTGAACAAAGAATGTCCATAGCTAAAGGAGAAACAAGCATTACAACACTGCCAAGAATGTCCTTTGGAGATGCAATCGAAGCGTTGAAGTTCGGTTTTGCCATCCGTAGAAAAGGCTGGAACGGTAAAGGTCTGATGGTATTCAAGCAAGTACCTGCCTACATAGAGAGTGACATCATTCCTAAGATGCAATCGCTTCCACAATCTGCAAAAGACCTTATTCTGAAAGGTAAAGGTTTTATTGACTATACAAGTCAGTGCCTTATCTACAACGAGAATACCGGGCGTGCAGATTCATGGGTTCCGTCTATCAGTGATGTGTTTGCCGAAGATTGGGAGATTGTTACAAAATAATTTTAAAAAGTATTTTATGCCAAAATATAGAAAAAAACCAGTAGTTATTGAAGCTGTTAGATTCATTGTTGGGGCAGAAGTTCCAGTAATGAATTTCTTAGGTTTAACAGAAGAGTATCAATTAGTAGACAGTAAAGCTGCTCCTATACATTATAGAAATGATGTTGCTGAAATATTTATATATCAACCAGAAGTAGCTTCTCTTTATATTTATACGTTAGAAGGAAAAATGGAGGCTAAAGACGGTGATTACATCATTAAAGGTGTAAACGGTGAATTTTATCCTTGTAAACCGGACATCTTCGAGAAGACTTATGATCTTGCTGACGAAGATTCTGAAAGCCTTATTGTAGATACGATTTATTCCTCTTTTATGGGAGAAGTAAATAAATTCGGGATCGGTTCTTTATGTACGTTTGTACGATTACAAGGGTGTAACCTCAGATGTTATAAACGAACTTGCGGATTTTTATGTGACACCCCTGAAGCTCTCTTAGTCAAGAAGAGTTTTCCTGAAAAAGAGAAAACAATTCCCTGTATAGTTGATACGGTGGAAAAACTGGGAAACAAAATAATCTGTTTAACCGGGGGAGAGCCTCTACTACAAGAGGGAGTTGAAACTCTTCTTAGAACGTTATCCTCAAAAGGGTATAACGTAGTAGTGGAAACTAACGGAAGTGTGGGTATTTCTAAGTACCGAAACATAGAAAATGTTAGTTTTGTAGTAGACTATAAACTACCCTCGACAGGAGAAGATGGTAAAATGGATTCTACTGTGTGGCCTCTTATGCAAGCAGATGACTATCTAAAATTTGTGGTTTCAAACGGCGATGACTTACTAAACCTACGTACATGGTTAGGACTTTACGCTGCCTCTTTTAAAGGAATTATTGCAATAGGTTCTATGTGGGAAGTATGTTGTTTTAGTCAAGAGGAACTGTTGGCCCACATATCTTCTTTATCTGTGGAATTTCCCTCTGTAAGATTTTGCTTAAATATGCAAACCCACAAACTGATAAGCCTTTACGATCAGACTCCGAAACTTGACTTACAAAGGATAAAAATCAAAAAAGATTTGTAGATCATGCTTTTATTTGTATCTTTGGAGGCGTATAAATTATTTGTTTTACTTTTAATTAAAAGAAAATCATGGCTAAAATTACAGAATTGACCATTTTGAATCCATCGGATAAGACCCGTATGTATTCCGTTGCAACAGGAAAGGGTGCTCCTGCTGATGCAGATGATGTTTTAGTAACAGACATCCGTACTTACCCTGCTGGGTCACAGTATACCGATCTGACCGGAGGAAAATTTTATGTTCGTACAAAAGAAGAAGCCAAGGTTGCCGATTGGGCTAACATTGGACCTTCAGCCGGAGCATAAAAGAGATTAACCATTAAAATGGGGATGTGGGAATTTCTGCATCCCCTATTTTTATTTATGGATAGTATAAGAAAACTTATTAGGATTTATACACCTTTTGTCGTTACCCTTTGTAATTTGGCATACGGTGTATTATTTCTGAAGGAAACATTAACCGATAACGAAGCATTTACTTTGAATGTTATCTCCGGTTGTTCTTTCAGCTTTGTGATATACGTTTGGGCTGCAAGTAAGCACATGTGTATATGGTACAAACTGAATCTACTGAGCATGGTTTTGATGTTGGTGGATACAGTCTTATATTATGTAACTGATGTAATAGACCGAGTGTTATACAGCTACATTTATGTGTTATTAGCGACAGCAGGATTGATTTGCTTTCTAGCATTTTGGTTTACGTTCGTACTTTTTAGAAACGTGGTGTGTAATCGCAAACATTCAAAAGTACAAGAAGAACGCCAAGACCTAGTTCCTTGATTGCTTGTAACGAGAATTTCTTTCCCTTCGTATGCGCAATGTATGCCGGGATTATTTCTGAGTTCTTGGATAATCCGTTATTAGCACGAATGTGTCTTGTATGGTTGTTTACTGTGAAACGGGAGATATGCAGCTTGTCAGCGCTTTCCTTTTCTGAGAAACCTCTTGATATGTAATCGGCTACCTCCAATTCTCTTGTACTAAAGATTGGTGTCTTTGCGTCATTGTATATCTTATCCATAAGGAGTTAATTTGTAGTAATACAAAAGTAACAAATTAGAGGGACACTTGTTCTGCCCCCCCCCTAGAAATTTTTAGAATATTATGAAATACGAAGAATTGTTCGTTGAGATTCTGACCGTTGTGTCGGATGTTACCAGTTTAAGTGTAGTAGACATACTCACTTCCAACCGTGAAGAATGTGTAGATGCCAGACACATCTTAATATACACATTAAGCGTTAGAGGTTTCTCTGACTGCAAAATTGCGGAGTTAATGAAAATTACAAGACCTGCTGTTTGTATGGCACGTAATAGTTTCAAGTACAGAAGAAAGCGGTATTTCGTTAACCTTCATTATCAAGAAGTTTACTCCCTAATTTTTGTCAGTAAAGAACCTGTTAACGATACGGTAAAGAAGCAGTAACTCGATCTTTTGCCAGTCATAACTAAATTCAGACCTTTGGAGTAATTCCTAAAGAGAGGAAGAATCTTTATTATTCAATCAAAAATTTAATGTTATGACCGCAGAGGAATTAATGGCCATCAATGGTGTGACCAAAGGTACAGACATGAGTTCTTACGAACATTTTATGGTATCTGAAAAGTCAGCACGCAGACCTTCAGGAGTTGGTATTGCAGGCTTGGCAATCGGTAGCACTGCCCTTTTAGTAGGTGTTGGTGCTTGGATTTTCGGAGGTGTTTATGCTGCTCAGGGAGCTAAATCTAATGCCCGTGATATTGACCGTCTAGCTTCTTTCCAATTACAGGATCGTGCTGAACGTATCGGCTATCAGGGACAGAACACACCTGGAGTAGTTGACATCATTCGTATTATGAACAACGCTCAGAGTGGAGCAGGTGCCGGAGCTGGTGCCGGTGCTAACGCATTGGCTACTGCTGAAGCTCTCGCATTGCTTAACAATGCAAGTGGAGGTGGCATGGGACGCAACGGACAGGTTTGTCCTCAACCAGTTGCTTTGTACCAGCCAGCTATGCCGTGCTCTTGCCCGGGTGGTTGCAATCAGTAACAACAAAGAAAAGGGAGTGCTCTTTAGGGAGTATTCCCTTCTCCCTTTAGTACCTTAATATGTGGAATAGAAATAAAGTGACCCCAGAAATGATGAAAGGTATTAGACCTACAAGCAAATTGTCTCTGAAATTAACTTGTCTAGCGGTTAATAAAGGGGATGTTGACAAAGCTATGAAGATGTATGAATACTTTGCAAAGGACATGGATTTGCCTGATGTTGATCCTGTAGCTCCTACTACTTTTCAACAAGTGAAAGAAACTGCCGGAGGAATTTTTGGATGGGTGAAAGAAAACCAAGAAGATTTAGCGAAGGCTTTTAACATGGTACAAAGTTTTCGATCCGGTAAGACAATAAGTGTGGCTCCTTCTGCTCCTGTGGAAGTTCCGCCACCATTACCCCCAGTAGAATAATTGTAAACCGTGAATAAGATGTTGAAACCTTTTGAACTCAAAGTTTTCATCTACGCAGAAGATGAACAGGAAGTTAAAGATGCTGCCAAGGCAGTATATGACTTTATAGAAGAGAATCGACAAGAAGGTAGAGTAATGACCGCCAAGAAACTTGCTGAAGCTCTTTCTCACTGGAAAGATAATTTTCTAGTAAAAACCGGAATTATTAATTTTTTAAATAAGTAACGAAAATGGCTAAACAAGGATGTGATAAAGATTGCAGTACTTGCGGTATCAATAACTGGACATATTGTGCTGTGCAATTTGGTTTGAAGAACCAAGAACTACTCCTGCAACAGCAAGAGATGATTTCCTCGTTAATAACAATTTTGTCTCCGTTATTTTCGCAAGCTACTGCCCCTATAGCTCCTTCAATTCCGGGGGAGGAAGATGTAAAAGAGAAAGTCCCGGAAAAAGAAACTAAAAAATAATTGGATAAGATTATGATTCATGTAACTCCTATCGCAATTTCGGCTAACTCGCAGCAATATGCTTGCAGTATAACCGAGAATCTGTGTCAATGCTACTGCTTGAACGCAGATATTCAGCCTACGGCTGACGTTAAATTTTCCGTTGCTAGTCAACAAGTTGTTAATGGGATGACGTATCTCACCATTCTTGCAAAAGGTAGTATCACGTACTTACCTAGAGGTGCTAATAGATGTTGCTGCCGACCGCTTACTAAGATGTTCGCAGAAACATTTGACTGTATTTTTGCTGGAGCTAAGACTTCTGCTCCTACACTTACTGTAGGCTCTACTTTGGATTCCGCAGCTAATGTAAAATGTAACGGCAATGTGTTTGCCTACAATTTATTGACCCCTGTAACTATAGCGTTTGCAACTGCCTCTGAGGAAAGTGCTGCTGTAGCTGCCTCTAAAGTGAAGTGATGAAAGACTTATTGTGCATAATGCTAATAGCCGTACTCTTTAACCATTTGGGACTTGCTGATACAGTAACTTTTCATACAAAGCGTAACGTCCTGATAAATTGTTCCAAATGCTTGACTTTTTGGAGTACACTTGGATATTCCCTGCTTGTTTTAAAGTGGGGAATTATCCTCGCTTTCTTAGCCGCTTTTTCTTGCGCCTATTGTGCATTATGGACAGAATTAGTTCTGAATGTTTTTAATTACTTTTATCAGAAAACCTATGGCAAAATATATTCCGAAACCGATAAAGCAAATGCCGACTCGACCGATAAAATGCCCTAATTGTAAATAGCTATGGATAAGAAAGAATTGCTAGAAAAGTTTGACGCTCTCTTGAAAGAAGCCATGAAGACTAACGATAAAGAAGATATTGTAATGTCGATGGATATGTTCAAGAAGACGTTTTTGTTGTTGGCTGATACGAATTTTCGTGATGCCAAAGAGGTATACGAGTGTTTCGATGGAACACTAAAGTATTATAATTTCCTGACTGAAACCGAAGCGGATGCGGTTGTAGACCACTTCGTTAATCAGGATGGAAGTAAAGGCCCTAAATGGAGGGATGCTGATGACCTGTTTAAGATCATTGAAGAGATGGGTGGTAAAATAGAGTGTGCTCCATACTACAATAAATGGGCGCTGTACGTTACCATGAACAAATTTTTCTCCGATCAGAACAGTGCCATCTTAAAATGGGTAGGAGATAACAAAGACAAGTACATCGAGGCTTGCTATGACTTGTCCGTTACTCAGTTAAAAGACAAGGACCGTCCCAATTGGGTTCGGTGGTACTTTCACGTAGAAGATAAATTCTAAGGTTTATTTTCGTCTATTCCGGTATAGGGTGCTGCATGTGATATGTAACACCCTATTTTTTTAAGCGTTCTGTCTCAATTTGGAAGTTTTCAAGTTTACCCGTATATTTACACATCTTAAAAAAGAAATTCCGCTATGCTAGAACCAAATTTGTTTTCGCTTCTATTTCCGGAAGAACATCCTATAGGGGATGCCAAAATAATTATACGAGGAAGGTTTCCGGAAGAAATTACACCTATCTGCAATTTCTTGAATAAAGAACTTCCTTTTCATGCAGAAATACTTTTTACCAAAGACAAAGGGAATGATTTCGCTGTTAAGTGTTTGAACGAAGCGATAGATGCTATTTTTGAAGAAGATTATGACGGACCTAATTACATAGGAAAGTTTTCCGGTTGTGAGGTGTTTATTCCGTATAATTGCATAAAGTTTTTTGAGAAGTTTACGGATGTTCTCCACATTTCTGAGGTATTGGAAATACCTGGAACACATAGTGCGAGACTTTTAAAATGCAGAATGTGATGGGAAGATTTATACCTAAAATGCTAGTTCGTACTTCGTATGGTACAGGACCCTATAAGATTATAGACGTGACAGAAAATTGTGAGTGTCCGTCTTTTAGTGATTCTATAACGTTACTAGATAAAGCACCCCATTCAAGGAAACATGTGCACATTCGTTGCCGTGACCTTGTAAATAGATACAGTAACTACTATCTGAACGGATATGATGAAAACGGGTTATCTGTATGGGATGAAAATAACCGTTTGATCGTATGTGCCGAAGAAACATTACTACTAACTTTATTTTTATAATGACACAATTAGAACTTGCTACGAGAATCAAAGAAGTGACTCCCTCTTTACAGAGGAGCGCTTACTATTTTACCGGGAATATGGATGATGCCTCTGACTTATTTCAGGATACTATGGTTGCGGTGACTGCCAACATAGATAAATTTTCTCCTGAGACTAATTTCCATGCGTGGTGTCAAGTAGTTCTGAAGAATCTGTTTTATAATAAGTGGAGACAGAAAAATTCCCGTCCTCCCACTGTACCAACAAGTGAACAGTATTGCGGAAGTGTTGTAGATCCGTCTCCAATGGACTTTACCCATATTTGGAATACTATTGACCATTTACCAAAGCCGTGGTCTACTGTGATGAAGCTGCGTGTGTCCGGTTATGGGTACCAAGAGATCAGTGATAAATTAGGTATTCCGTTGGGAACTGTAAAAAGTAGAATCAGTCTTTCTAGAAAACGTCTGAGTAAAGATTTGGCTGAATATTTGTTTTAATAAAGAATTAACTAGTATATTTGTCAGAAACTAAAACTTATTTATCGTATGAATGAACAAGGTAAACTAGCAACAGATGTTGCTAACAATACAGTACAATGTTTAATGTTGGGAGAAGCAGTAAATGTAACATCTGCTAATGTAACAGCCTATTTGCCTGTTATTCGGGTTTACGCTGAGGAAGCTACTAATTTGAAACTTTCCTCACAAGCGGGTGATGGAGTAGTGATTCCCAAAGGAGGCGTAGAGTATTTTGGTGTGCGGTCGGGAGTTACCATAGTGGTAAACGGTAAAGCTAATATAATGGGTGTTAGGTTATGATGAATCCACAATTAGGGAGGTTGGGATCAGTCTCCCCATCGTTACTAAATGGTGGTTCTGCGAAACCTATTTTTCGTGGAGACTTAGTAGACTTCTTCACCTTTAAAGGGAAGGGTAATATAGACCTTGACCGTAATACAATAACCGGACTCCTAGAGAATAAATTAACAGCCTACAATTTTGGATGGAGTTTAATGTCAGGGTATGGGGGGTATAATGAAAATTATCTGACTTATTCTAAAGCTGCTAATGTATTCGTAACAGATGACCATAGTATTACTATAATGAATTTTGTTCCGGCTAATAACTGGGTTGTTTTTAAATATGGGAATAGTCAATTAAATGCTACAAGAATAAGAGTGACAGGACTTACAGCCAATAACCAACTTGCTTATGGGTATTCACCTACTAATGATGGAGCAAGAGTCTTAATGGCAATTCCCTCAGATGGAGAATATGATTTACCTAAGAGTGTAGTTAATACTCAAACTTATAATGTTGGTTTCATTGTACAGAACGCCTTATCTCAAAATGTAACTATACAGCAAATTCCAGAATATGAAGGAGCAATTGTTACGGATGGTGTTAACGATTACCTAAAGCTTGGTAAAACAGGATATAAAGTAAGAACTGTTGTTATTAAATTTAAACCTATTAATATAAAACCTAATGTAGTTAATTCTATAGTAAATATTCATACAGATGAAGTAGCTTTACAATATGATACTTCTGGTGTTATTAGCAGCAATTTTACAGCATATAAAAATTATGAAGAATATGGTGTTGGAATATTTAATGTAGATAAAAATGCTATAACTCCTCTTACATTAGGCTGTAAATTAAGTAATTCAGGTAGTCCAATGGAATACTGTAATATGGCTCTTTATAGTATTGCTATTTACAGCACTGCTCTGTCTGAGGAGGATGTTCAGAAAGAAATATCCGAAGCTTTTCCTAAATACGAACAATTAATTTTAAACAGGTGATTATGGATTTTTTTCTAAAGGAACCTTTATCTGTATACCAAAACGGAAATATGTACTCTATCCGGACGCAGACTAAAGGGGTAGAACAGTTAGGTCAAGTATTGTTTTTTGATGTGACTAAATCGGTGGCTATTTCCTTTGCAAAAGATTTTTGCTTAGAAAATACTTCCATGTTTCAGGTAAATAGAGTTATCAGTGATAAGGAAGTTTCATTAAGAGACGTTCTTAAAGTAATTGCTGAGACTACTCTTTCTGACAATAAAAAACAAGAATTATTTTTAAAACTAAACTCTTTGTAATATGTTAGATAAAACAAAAACCGATTCCGTATTAGGAGCAAGCGTAAATGAAATGCTTCTAGAGTTGGGAGTTGAAACTCCTATGGTTGGTTTAACTCCGTTAACGTCCGAAGATAAATACGCCAGTATAAAAGATGCTGTTTTTGATATTATGCAGTGTTTGGGTCTTGACACGGAGGATGACAGTTTGGCACGTACTCCCCATAGAATAGCCAAGATGTTTTTGGACGAATTGTTTTGGGGACTTGACTACGATAATTTCCCGAAAATAACAACTATCGAGAATAAAATGCAGTATAATTCCTTGCTAATGGAAAGACACATTAAAGTTCATTCTATGTGTGAGCATCATTTCGTACCCATTATCGGAGAAGCTTTTATTGCATATATTCCCAACGAACGGGTGATAGGTCTTTCAAAGATCAATCGTGTTGTTGAGTTTTTCTGTAGAAGACCGCAAGTGCAAGAACGTTTATGTGAACAGATATTCCATACTTTACGCTATATTTTAGGCACCGAAAGCGTTGCCGTTCTTATTCGGGCAGAACATTCATGCGTAAAAGTAAGAGGTATTGAAGATATTAACTCTGACACGCAGACGTGCAGATTCTCCGGTGCGTTTAATGAAGTAGCTACCAGAGGAGAGTTTTACAGTTTAATCGGCATGAATAATGGCTAATAAAAAATACGTTGCTATTAATGGAATCTACGTAGAGAAAGCAATATTCTCTACGTATTTTGTTTGTGACTATGATGTATGCAAAGGAAAGTGCTGTTATGCTACCTTATCAGACGGGACCTATCTTTTAGGTGGTGGATTAACCAATGACGAGGCTAAGGAACTAACCCGAAAAAGACATGCACTCCTTAAGTATGTACCTAACAAACTACAGCAGTTTGCTGTTACTCCTGTAGTGTACACAGCTTTCGGAAATTTCACTTGTTTATCCGATAACAACGTATGTTGTTACTCTGATTCTGAAAATCGTTGTTGTGCCCTTAAAAACGCTCACAAAAGTGGCGATTTATCTTTTCCTATTCCGGTAGAGTGCTCTTTGTATCCGTTGAGTTATGAAGGACCGAATAACAAAGCTGGTTATTTAAAGCTTTTACATACGTTTGATGAATTTTGTGGGTGTGCCTATGAAAAGGGAAGCAGAGAAAAAATATGCGTTATTGACTTTGTGAAAGATTCTATTATCCGCTTATTGGGAACAGAATTTTTTGATGCTCTTAAAAGCTATAAACTCTAAAATAAAAAGAACTATGACTCCTCCAGTATTTTCTACAGATGAAGATTTCAGAGTAAGTGTTCTATCTTACCTAAAAAGTGTCGACTCTATTAAAAAGTCTACTGTATTAGTAGCAACGACTAAGGGATATAAAGGGAAACCATTCTCAATAATTTTTCAGACCGTTTATTCCATAAAGAGTGAAAAAGCCCCTTTGGTTACTATTTTGAAAGGTTCTTGCTTTTTTATTGACTCTAGAAATCGCTTAGAGGTTTCTTGTGCTATGTCAAGCGTACCTCTTTCTACGTGTAGCTTCCCTACAAAGGACGAATACAATGCTTATTTAAATATTCCGGTAGTATGATAATCATTTTACTAACTACCTTACTATTTCAGGTAGGCACCAATCTTATTTTATGGTATAAGTTTATACGGACTAAGAAACAAAAGGAGTGTGCTTACTATATAGACTATCGAAAGGGAGACACAATATTAAGAGTGTTCAAACCTTTCTACGAAGGAAAAGTGATCTCCGAAATACCCCTACATAAAATTTTAGACCGTGGTACATTGAATCAGTATTACTTGTGGGTATTGATAGAGATGTAATTTGGAGAGTTATTAACTATCTCCTATATTTGAACCAAAATTTCTTAAAAAACAGATGAAAAGTATAAACAGTTTAGCATTAGATTCTCTTAGGATCGCACTCCTGAGAAATAAAGTAACCATTTTTTCTGAAGAAGCCTCAGTCCATCAAGAGACTTGTGACAGTCTTCGTGAAGAAGTTGACGAGTTTTTACAAGCAAGTGAGTGTAAACCTTCCGAGCATTTACCTGAATATACTGAAGCAGTCGAAGAGCTTGCCGATATTGCTTTAGTAGCTTTGACCGAACTCTCCAGAAGAGGGGTTAACGTAGAGAAAGTTTTACTACTCAAAAGCATGTACAATGAAAGAAGAAATGATTGACTTTACCTGTTCCGGAATGACCGTTGAAAACGCTACCGATTTACTGAATGTTTTTCTACAGGAGTATTGTACAGAACATTCCTTTCCGGAAACGTCATTGAAAGAGCACCTCTTTGTCATTTCTTCTGGAGAAGGTTTTTCTGTCAACAAGAAAGATGATAACAATCCTATTTTTAAACTATCTAAGAAAGATACTGCTTTTGAAGGGACTATTTATGCTTCAGAAGAATCTTATCCAATAACTACAAAATTTCTCCATAGGTTTACCTCTGCGGAGTCAATAATTTACTAACTTAAAAACAAAAAAAATTATGCGATCTTTTAAAGTTTATTGCGGTGGAAAATTTCATGAAACCGTTGACCACTTAATTAACTTAGGCTATAAGACTTGTGCTTCTTGTACTGATGATGACGGACCTTTCATTGTCGCTATGGAAGACGGTTCTTTTATTTGGCTATCTGACTACAAAGCATTTAAAAATGTCACGGATGTGATAGAACTTCCTTTGTCTGTAGTTAATGCGTTTAAAGCTCAGGATATTATGTTTGAAATTCCTGCGGGATCTTCCGTGATGCCTCTTCTTGAAAAAGATGGAGTCCCTTCTATTTTTTCTGTTTCCGATGGAGAAACATTTTATATAAGAACCGTTGATAGAGATAACCGTTTCGATGGAAATTTCCTGAAGCTAACTCTTTTGCCAATGGGAGAGATGTCAAACGATGCAACCGAAGCCAGTAAAGTTGCCCGAAACATTTCCGGTATTACTGCCGGGGAATTACTAGCGGTATTGGTAGAACATTCTAAATACTACAAGCACATCGGTTCGGATGTTCGTGATTGTTTGCGGGCAGTACATGTCACTTTTGAAGGACTTTAATCTTTGGAGTAATGGAATACATATCAGATTATCTGCCTTGTGACGAAATAATTATCCGTGCCAGTGAAAACAGCTCTGAAAAAGGAGATTCAGAATTTCCCGAAATTTATCTCCCTTAAAAATAAACTGGTCCTCCGACTAACCGGAATAGACTTGAAAGGCAATGGTATTTATGCCCATGAAAACAGACATAAGTTTTTACTAGTTGCCCGAAAGAAGGATAAGTTTATTATCCTGAACTATCCGGAAGAGTCGGAGAATTTTACGGAATGTACTTTGTCCTCTCGATCCGCTTATATACAGTCGGTAGGAGGTTGTGTTGACTATCAAAAAATAAAACGTACTGAAAATTTATACTAACATGGATTCAGAAACTTATATAGTCCCTGTAGCTATTACAGTTAGAGGAAAAATCGCTTTAAAAGCGAACAATTGGGTTGAGGCTAGAACAATTGTTGAACAGGAAATTAATAATTTTGGGGTTGACGTAACTATCCCTGATGGATTTTCCGTAGAACTACCTTTTGAGAAATGTCAGGAGTCACTTGGTTTTGTAACAATTAAAGACAAAACTAAGAAGTGAAAAAATCGCTCTTTAAATAGTTTTTCGCTTTCCGGAGATTGTATGTCTAAAAATTCATTATCTTTGCTTCGGATACAAAATTATATGGTATGGCACAGTTAACTTCGTCTACTGTCCAAAAGATTCGGGTACTGCTTGCTTCTTGGACTTCTGTTAGACAAAAAACGCATGTGTTCCATTGGAATATTACAGGAAGTAGTTTTAATGAACTGCATAAATATTTTGAGGAACTCTATGATGAAGCAGTGAATAGTATGGATAGTTGCGCAGAACGTCTACGACAAGTAGGAGTTTTCGTAGAAATGTCGCTAAAAGATGCTGCCGAATTATCCGTTCTCGGAGATGCCGGATTTTCTACGACTGATGACCGGGAAATGGTAATCGACCTAATCAGATCTTATGCACAGCTTACCGCTTTACAAAATGAAATTTATTCGGAGGCTGATGAAGTAGGAGATTATGTAACGGCTGACTTAATGACGCAGCTAAGTAAAACGAACGAGTTAAGAAGTTGGTTCTTATCTTCATGGTTAGGAGAACAGAATCAAACCCAGTTATAGAATCATTTTTAAGTCATAATTGATTAGCTATAAAATTCATTCGATCCAGGACGTACAAAAAATACTTGTGAAAGTAGAGTCCAGTAAAATTAATTCGATTTGCATATTATGTAGGAAAGGATTGCCTGTGAAGGTAGTCCTTTTATTTTTATAAGTACCCTCGACTCTCCTAAAAAGAGTTTGAGGGTATTTTTGTGCCCAAGTTAGTTATAACTATATGTACCTAAAAAATCGCATTTTAAAACTACCTATTTTTCCCTATTTATTTTCCTTTCTACCTAGTTTCTTATAACTACCTGATAAATTCCTTTTCCAGTAATTAAAAAACGCTCCCATGAAGCGGTATGTCTTACTATATGCAATAAGGAGAATCCCCTATATAAAGACGGTTCTGCAAACAAGTCCCCCGGAAAGTTTGCCAAAAAGCTAAGGATTTTTGCGGATAAATGTTTTAATACTATTATAATAACATTAATACTATAAGTATGTGTAATGGGAGTGATGGGTAAGCAAGAAAGATAGAAATCTCCTATTACTAGATTACTGGCTAGGTAGCAAGAAAACAGGGCTACACATAGCTGTAGGGCAGTGAGCGTTCGTGCAATTATAGAAATTAGCTGTGTATTTACGCAGGTATTTACGCTTATTTAGTTTTAATTGGCTGGTTGGTTACTTACTTTTTTAACTGTTTTTCTTGTTTAGAACCCTGTTTTTACCCTTCTAATTTGAGAAAAGTTAGGGAAGTTTACAAAAACAGCCTATTTTCTAATTTATGCCATCACTGAGTATCAGATAGTTAGCTCAAAAATTTCCGGGGGTTATATCTTTTTGCCCAATTCATAAAAATCATTACACAAAAACGAGCGATAACAATAATTAGAAGCTAATTAGCGTAATTACGTAGTAAATTAGCCGTGTAACTAATTAAATTACGCACGCAGAATTAAAATTAGCGTAGTTTTATTTTAGTTATTCTTTCTACTTTCTTATATAACTAACTTAGCAATTAAAAATAAACTGGAAATTACGTGCGGAAATTAATTTCTACTTTCATTCTTATCTTATACTCCTATTATATACTAGAAACTAAATTAATTTGCGGCGAATATTTTAATTTTTAGTTCTAATTTTATCTACACCTTATTATATAGGTATACATAGAATAAAATAGCGTGCGAAATTAAATCTACTTTGCTAAGCGTAGCGATTCTTTCTAATAGAAATTAAATAAGCCAAATTAAAAACAGCAAATAAACTAATTACTTTTAGTAAACCACATACGAAGTAGAGATACTTACTATTACCTAATAAATAACCGATAGAGTTATTAAAAGAAATATCGAAGGAAAGATAACTTTAAATTTTTTGCGGCAATTTCTTATTCCTTATTCCCAGAAAGATCTACCCGTAGATACATAGAGTGATTGGACGTGAGCTGACTGAGCTGAACCAAGAGAGGGGTACCCTTAAATGGACTTAGCAGGGCGGTTAGGTTCGGGTAGTACGCTTAGGTCACAGAGTGGAAAAGACGACCTGTATTTTTGTGACTGCATGTGTGATAGACAGTGTGTGGTGGGTAGTGTGTGTCTGAGAAATGTAGTGTGGTGGTGTGTGACTGCGTGTGTGATTGAACGAAAAAGGACGCTACACGGTACGACTATCTAATGCGTATACCTATACAGTTACTTTGCATGTGATAACTGTTAATTGATCTAAAAATAACAATACCTTTTGAATAAAACTTTCTTTTCAGTTTGTTATCTAACATAAAATTACTATCTTTGTGTATGAAAATTAATTACCTAACAACATTAAAAGACAAGATTATGAAAACAGTTATTTCAAAATTAGACAAGAAGACATATTATCTGGCAGTTGCTACTAACTGCGAACACAGTGCGTTTATTGAAGGAAAAAGATACCAAGTGAGAAACGCAACAAAAGAAGATTGCCCGGACTTTGAAGATTACTGTGTAGTAAATGGTACTTTCTGGGAAACACTTCCTGAGATAGACTTTCTTCGTATAAGCGGAAGACCCATGATCAACCAATACAATGGCACTTACTTTCTTCACAGACTGGTATTGAAGAGTGATTGCAAAAAGTATCTGTCTTATCTTAACTAATAATGAATTTGATATAAGAAAATGGGAACTTCTAAGAGACAAACTAATATTTTTGAAAAGGTGGCTACTTGCCAGAGCCCAACAGGAACTACCTACGGATACATTTATACCAAGAACGGATGGTTTGGTTATTACATGTGTGGTTACAAATATCCGGAGAAAAAAGGTACCCTGGAAGAAGTTGAAAAATATGTCCGTGAAGAATGGGATTTGATTATAAAGAGAAGTGCGAAATTTAAGAATATGTAAAACCGGTAGCCGAAAGCTGCCACAACACCCAAAAATTATGAAAACAACTGTAGAAACTATTTCATTAGAAAAACTCCATGAAACTTGTGTAAAGAAATTCGGCGATACGCTGGATACGTACTACACCCGTAAAGTAACTGCCCGTTTGGCAAAGAAGATTACCCGTGAGCTGGAAGAAATCGCTTCAGGTATGCGTAAACCGAAAACAGAGATCCTGCCTGTTGAGGAAGTGGAGAGCTTCGATTCGTTTACCGTAATGCTGGATGGCGAAAAGTATGTATTCAGTGGGGACGATGACGAATACTACCTGAAGCCCGCCAAGAGAGTCAGAAGAAAAGCAAGTGCTCCGGCGGAAGAGACTCCGGTAACTCAAAAGGCTCCCACCAAGCTGGTAAGGAAAGAAGCTCCGAAAACCAAAGAGGTGAAATTGGCTCCGGGTAAGGACTACGTATACGAGTTGGTACGTCCGTTACCCATGTGGAAAGGAGTGTACCCGTCTATGGAGGAGATTACGAAAGTTTGGAACGTGGTTACAATGTCTTGTTCGGACGAGCTGCTGTTTCAGATGTTGAACGCAGCCACTATTCCGAATGTAAAAACCGAACGGATGCCGGAACTCAGCCGGATTCTTTCCGGTAAACAAAAAGACCGCAGTCAGCTTCGGGTATTGGCGAACTTGCTGATTCACGATCTGGCCGGTGCACTCAGCGGGAATGTTGCCATGTATACGGATAAAGCGGTGAAAACGGTTGCCTCTTTTGTACAGAGCGTGCCGTACCGTACAGCCAACGTTACCGCTTACTTGGAGGAACGTGGTTTTAAGTTGACGGGTAACGTTTATAAACGTGGACGTACCGTACTGAATACCTACAAAGAGATAGCCGAATTTATAAACGCTTGTTAAGATAGGATATGGGACGAATGAATTACACAGTGGAGAGCAGCTTTATCAAATCGGCTGCTTACTCCGAAGAAAAACAATGCTTGCGTTTGGAGATCAGGGATTACTTTTATTACTATTACGGGATTACGAAAAATAGGTGTACCCGTTTCCGTAACGCAACCAGCAGAGGAGCTTACTTCTGCACACACATCAAAGGACAGTTTACTTGTGTAAAACGAAAAATAAGGAGGACAAAAAAGTGAGAACACGTGAGATGATTGACGCATTGGTAGAGAAAGATTCTAAACGGTTTGACCGTAAACATCTTGAATCGTTGCCGGCTGCTGCCGTAGGTGTAGTTTATAAATGTGTATTCGGGGAGCCAAAGGTACTCCCCAATAACAAAGACTATGACAGTCAGGGAAATGAAGTGACCTACGAAATGAAAGAGGCGGACGATACCGAAATAGTGGAACCGTATGACCCTGAATACCTGGAGGAGAATCCGCAAAGGGACGAGGTACTTTCCACGTATGAAAAATGGTACTTGAAAGAGGTTGCCAAAATCGAGAAAGCGTTACGGCAAGTACGGGTTGCCTTTGATTGGGACGACCGCTTCGATACATTCCGGGTTGCTCGTTACCCTAGAGGCGAATATCCGGTTTATCGGTATATCTGGATCGAGGAAGACAATACGTATGCGTTCGGTCCGGCAGAAAGTATGGAGTCCGGACATGATACCGTAACCACTCCCAGACTATCCGTACTTGTGAGAAAAGTAAAGACTTGGACAGAAACTAAATTAATAAAGAAAGATGAAAACCATGATTGAAGAAAAACCCAGACTTATCCGTTTCTTGGACGGTGAATTTAAGAACAGAACCCTGCGTAAACCGTATCGGATGTGGTGGAGGAACTTTATGTATTCTACCGTAATGATCGTAGCTACCCTTTTACTGTTCCTGTTTATACAGATATTGAGTAACATAGCTGATTACATTAATTACGTGGTAAGATGAAAAAACGATTGTCTAGAAAAGAATCTACGAAAATAAGTGAGGCGATCAGAGCTGCCCTTGAAGAAGTCGCCAAAGAACACGGGTTCGTAAGCAGCATCCCTTCCTTTACTTTTAGCGAAGGCGTTAAGGGGACATTTAACGGAGTGTTCCGGTTGACGGATGGGGATGACATCCTGTTTACCTCAAAGGAACATGCAACGGCTGATACGTATGCAAAAGATGTGATGTTTCCCGGAGCACATATCCTAGGAAGTAAGTTTAAAGGCGTCCCTGGACTTCCGGACCTTACTTTCACTATAATAGACATAAGAAAAAGTAAACTTACCCCTTTTGTAGTAGTAAGCGAGGAGGGTGATAAGTATAAGGTGGGAATCGAATTACTGCGCAGAGCTACTTTTATTACGGAGGAAGGAGATTGCGTCCCCTTTACAATGAAGACCTTTGTCAGTTTCTTGCAAGGTGAGACTTTTAGAGCCGCTTTTAAATTCTTCACGTATGAAGAACGTTCCGACCTTAACCTGATTCGTGAAAAGATAAACCGGTTGGGCAATGTGCCTCTTGATGTGATTGAGAAGGTGTATAGGTTTGTTCTCCGGACAGATATGCTGAGTGCTTTTAAAGTAATAAAAAGATACGAAAAAACTTTGTGATTATGAATACAAGAGATTTGAAGAGACTGATCGTGGTAGGATTTGACCTGCCCTCTTTGTACAAACGTTCGGTATGGAGACAAGCGGAAGAAGTGATGAACGTACTTGTGGAACATTGTCCGGTAGTGAAAGCCACTCCACGGTCAGCCTGCAAGTTTGCTTTTACCGGAGCCATGACAAATACGACCATAGATGAACTGGTAAAAGTATACAGATCGAAAACTCCTCTGAGAAAAGAACTGGACGATATGCGTGAACTGGCTTCTCAGAACAACATTCCCTTAAACAGCTTTAAATTATTAACCCTTTATTTGAAATAATATGGAATCGAAAAAATTAATTGCCTGCCTGAAAGGTTGCAGAACCCGTTACAGTAAAAATGCAGATCCTAAGATGGAGTCCAAAGTAGTAACTTCTTTATTAAAGGACAGTGACCCTTCTTTCTTGCAAATGCTGAAAGAAAAAAGTTCCGACCTATATCACTACGTAAATACAGTTTTGAGCGTATCCGACCTTAAAACGCCTAAATTGACGAGATCTCCTGTGGTACTTCCTTCTGAAAATACGGAATGTCTCGCACACAGTACAAAAGGAGTGGTCTATGAAATTGACACCATCAAGAAAACCTGTAAACGGGTACTCTCCGATCTGTCACAGTTAGCCGATACAGAAATCGAAATGGAGGAAATGCCGATGACGGTTTACCAAAGATACCTGAAGGATAAATTTTTCGGTGAGACTGTAGTCATTAAAAAAGGAAAACTCCTATTCAGAGGATACCGGGTTTCCTGCACAAAGGAAAACGGTTTTATGATTGAGGATACCATGAATAAATATAAAGTGGTAGATACAACATTCGAGGGCATCCCTACTCCGGCAGAATTGGGAGAATTTTTCGTCCGTCCTCGTGTAGAGCATACACCGGAAGACTTACATGCTGCTGTTGAAAGAGGCAAACAGTTAGCTTCCGAAAAAACAAAGACGGTCAGTATTGAAGTGGAAGAACCGGAAGAAGTAGACTTCGAAACACTCCGGTTAAAAGTGCTCGGAAAGATTAACGCTATCCGTGAAGGAAAGGTTTCGAACTTTGACCCGGTGGATTTTCCGAAGATGATACCGTTTCGCAGATGGAAACGTTCGGTATCTATCCATATTAATAAATGGAAGAACAAGAAGCTCCGGTATAAAACTTTATTAGCCGCCATTGAGAAAGTAACTCGTGAAGAGACTTTTGTGGTAGAGGAAAAAAATCACCGGAGTTCTTTTGTAGGAACTATCCTTCCCGAATTTAAAACAGTAGGACGGCTGATCGGTAACAAACTGGAGGTAGACGGTAAGTTGGTGGACGCTGTTCCTTTCTTGCAGGCTCACTTACTCCACTATGAACCGAAAGCCATGCAACAACTAATGCGATTTGCCCGACACGAGATTGATGCGGTAACTTTGCTACAGAATCCTTATCACGATGACTGGAAGATTGAGTACAACAGCAAGCTGTTACCCAATACCAAAGAGGTAGCCGATATTCTCTCCGCCTTACATGAAAGTACAGGACTTTGTGTGCCACAAGATGTTTTATATGAAGCAGACCTGAAAATTGGAGATAAAATACTTATATTTGTCGATGGCTCTTGGAAACGTAAAACAATTACTGAGCTTGAAAACGGTATTTGTATCAATAAGGGAGTCGGACTAATGAAATATGATAAGTGGATAAAATTAGACGATGAAAAGAAGTGAAATAAAGGATGCTATAATGCGGGTACAGATTGATGCTGCCATAATGACGATGGAACAGTTTCTTTCAGAGTACCCCAACATTACAGAGGAACATTATTGGGGACAGATGAAAAATCTGGATTACCCAATGGTAAAGACAGTCTTGTTTAATAGTCTTCGGGAGGTAGCGGTGAATCCTCCTCCCGTTGAAAAGACTATAATAGAAATGAATAAAAACTTATTCAAGGTTCAACTTTTAAAAATGCTATTTTATGAAAAATGTTTTGAGACTAAAGATTCTAGGTTTTATCCTGTTATGCTGTGCACAGATCAGTGCACAAAACAAGGTTTCTTTGTTACCTGCTGAAATGGTAAAACACATAGGTGTTTCTGATCGCCCTTCTTTTGAAGAATTAATTGGTGTGCCTAGTGATTCTATCCCCGAACGAAGCACCTTCGTTTATCACGTGATAAATACGTATGATAATCTACCTACAACCGTGCATGTCGTTTATAACGTACATACCGGAAAACTTGGTAGTGTACGTTTTGGTTCACGAAAACATCTGGGTTATTGGATGGACTTTTCCCTATTGCCTGGATTTGTTGCCAAACGTGACCAAACCATTTCCGGAAATCCGGAACATCGGGTTACTCTGAGAAGAGGAAAGTTCCTCTGTATTCTTGATAACATAGAATATGATTATTCGGGAGTTTCATATATGACGGTTATTTATTCTAGAAAGCCATGATCTTACTTGGAGTTATTTTTGTTCTTCTTGCCTGCATGACAAAGAAGAAATTTTGGAGAACCTTATTTTGGATACTTGCTATTTTAATTGTATTCTTTTGATATGGAATTACGCTGTTATAATGTAAAGGAGATTTGGCATGAATGTGTCAAATGCCGGATTGGAGATGATATAGGAATCTATGCTGATAAGTTTGAGCTTCGTAAAGAAGATATTAAGTCAATGGTTTCCCAGATAAAGAATGACCATGGAGAAACTTATTGCTGTGAATGTCACATACGACAAGACGGTGAACAATGGACTCCTTATCGTCAGATAGTTGAGATGCTAATATTAATGGGAGCTAAAGCAGGTGCATTGCATTTCTGCGGCTCCTTAGTAGATAACCCTTTAATTCGTTTTGAACAATATGGCCAGAAATAGAAAACGTGCAGAGGCAGGTGATCCTGTAGAACTTAGTAACATTCGTGAAATGATAAGAGCGAAGATCATAGAGAATCATGGAAGTATCGCTTATTTCATGAAGTCCGATTTTGGAAAATCTTTAGGCGGTTTAAAAATAAGAACCTATTTGTATGACTCAGGACCTACAAATTTCAGAATTTTAAGAGATCTGTGTGAACATTTTGGGATCGGATCGCTTTCTAAGAAGGAGAAGATCATTCGCACAGTCACGTATAGATTGAGTAAGTAAGATCGTTTTTGTAGTATGAAGCGCAACAATTAATTTTGTTTGCGCTTCTTTTTTTGTCTAAAAGATTAGTATCTTTGTCCCAAAGGGGTGTGAACTTTAAAATTTTAAAACTTATGCAGAAAGAGAAACAAATAAAATCGTACCAGCGAAAAACCAAATCAGGTAAAGTAGTTACAGTAAAAGCACATACTGCTAAATATACTGCTGCCGACATGGCTGCTGAAGCATTGAGAAAAAAGCATGGTGCCGGTAATGAACTTGAAGGACTTAAAAGAAAATCTCCCGGTAATAAAGAAAAACCATCTGAAAGACAAGCTAAGGAACTTTTACATTCATCGTCTGGAAAGGTATATAAGAGGGATAGTTCTGGAGAACTCGTTGAGGCTAACCCATCAAAGACCTCTAAGAAAAAAGAGACTAAAAAACCGAAACCCCGTTCTAATGCAAAGAGTAAGAATAGGACTATAGGTACAGGAGTTAATGGACCCGTTAAGAAGAGTCCCAAGGCGAAAGATGTACTGCCCATTCCCGAAGCCAAAACTAAGAAACGCATGTCTCCAAAAAGTACAAAAAGAACTGGACACGCTGGGAAATCTACCCCTTTTAGTGGACAGACACAGCTTAAACAGGAAATGGCTATGTGGAAGAAATCTCCAACAAGTGCTACGGGAAAAGCAAGTAGGAATAATATAACTAAACTTCTTCAAGAGAAGAAAAAGCAGGGTCATAAACTTACCAAAAGAGAAGAAGCCTTTTTGTGGTAGCTAAAATAAAATCACTATCTTTGCAGGTGAGCATCAGTAAAATGATGTTCACCTATTTTTGTACCTAATAGAAATGCAGATAAATTCATCTAACATAAGAGAAGCTGACTATGATCGAAAAAGTCGTTTATTAAGAATGACTTTTATAAATCGTCCTCGTTGGGAGTATACTTATTACAATGTTCCCCCGACTATATGGACCCGCTTTCTTCAGGCATCCAGTAAGGGAGGTTACTTTTCCGACTTTATTAGGGATGTGTTTAGATATAGTAGAATAATAAAGTAACATTAAAATCGTAGAAATTATGGGAACTATTACAAGAGTGTTTGAGTTTGATTGTGCCCATCGGGTAATGAATGAAAAAGTAAAATGTTTCAATTTGCATGGTCACAGGTTCAAAGCGGAAGTGACCCTTTCTTACTCAGAGAAAGCTACTTTAGGTTATGCAACCGACTTTAAAGAATTGAAAAGGATTTTAGGTGACTTCATAGACAGGTTTTTAGACCATGCCTGTTTACTGAACCCCGAAGATCTGGGTCTTATTACCATGTGCTCCGAAAATAAATGGCGCTTGTGGATTATGGGATTAGGACATCATGCGGATGTTAATCCTTCTGCTGAGAATATTGCTTCTGAACTTTTCTACATCTTCAGACAGTTTTTTCCTAAAGACTCTCAAACCAGTATTGAGAAGATCCGTTTATACGAGACTCCTAATTGTTGGGTAGAGGTTACTGGCTACGACTATGAAGCCACAGAATCTTTTCAAAAAGAGATTATGAAATGGAGAAACTCAAAAGGAACATTCAACTACGATATAAGAACTGATATTTGATATGCCAAAACTAAGGAAGAAAACTCCTGATGAAGAAGGGTATGTATTTCCCGCTACTGGTAAGAGTATAGATGATATACATACTGAAGATATTGCCGGAAAATCTATCTCTTTTGATGCCCACGAGATTACAGGTAAGATTATCGAGTTCGGGAAAGTCCTTACAGGAATCTCTTTGTACAAGTATCAAGAAGACATAGCTTATGGAATTATATATTCCGTCATTACTTTTTCCGGAGATGTAAAGACTGTGCTTCTTTCCAGACAGTCCGGTAAGTCCGAGGTAATGGCATTTGTAATTGATACACTTACCGTTCTAATGCCGGCACTTGCAAATATTATCCCTGAGTTCGAACAATTCCAGACCGGATTTCGAATAGGACTGTTTGCTCCACAGAGTGATCAGGTAGAAACCACTTATTCCAGAGCACTTGCCAGAATTAATTCCGCTAATGCGGAAATGGTTTTAGATGACCCTGATATTGGTGTTTCTTTGGAAAGTGCCGTTCGTTTGCAATTAAGCAACGGTTCTTTTCTTGCCGGACAAACTGCCAGTAAACAATCTAAGATCGAGTCTAAAACTTATGACCTAGTAATTGTTGAAGAGGCTCAGGACGTTGATGACTTTATTGTCAGCAAGTCCATAGAACCTATGCTTTCTTCTACTGCCGGAACTCTTATTAAAGTAGGTACTACTGGTATGACTAAGAATCACTTTTACTACGAGATTCAACATAACCGAAACAGTGACCGAAAACTAAAAGATCCCAGAGTACGGAATCATTTTGAGTATGACTATAAAAAGATTATTCAAGACCGTAAAAAGCAATATGATTTAGACCACAAACGTTTCCACCTTAATTACGAGGCGGATGTTTTGCGTAAAAAAGCTCGTTGGGGAGAAGACTCTCAGGCATTTAAACTTGCTTATGCGTTGATATGGGACTTGGAAAGCGGTATGCTTATTACCGATAAAGAGTATAATAAACTTCTTAACCGTAAATTAGGCTATCAAGATCCTACCGAAAGAGACTTGGTAGTTGCTGGTCTGGATATTGCTAAAAGTCCTGCCAGCACTGTCTTGACTATCGGAAAAGTTATCCCAAACGAAGATCCTTTTGAAAGAAAGAAAAAACAAATTCTTGCGTGGGTTGACCTGAAAGGACTTGACTATGAAGCTCAACACCGTGTTATCATGGATTGTATTGTCGATTTCAATATTTCTATTATCTTTGCGGATTATACAGGTGTCGGTAAGCCAGTAGTAGACCGTCTATCATTTGCTTGCGGAGAATATGTATCGGTTGTTCCGTACACATTTACTTCTCAGAGTAAATCGGATATGTGGTATAACTTCATTAACGAGATTCAGACGCAAAGTTTGATTATCCCGGCTAATAAAACAGTTCGTGAATCTGAGGAATATAAATGCTTCGAGGAACAGATTAAAAACTGCCAAAAATATTATAACGGCTCTTACTTAGTCTGTGAAAAGTCGGAGGGATTTTTTGATGACTATGTAGATAGTACAGCTCTTATGTGTTTGGCGGGTAATGACGAACCGGAGATTGAAGACGAGATGGAGGTAACTGACAATCCGTTGTACTCGAATATCTCAGATACAATTAATGCACTTAGAAGATACTCTTTTTAAAATTACGATATGGGAATAGGTACTATGAATCCTTCAGGACCCGGTAGCTATAACGGCTATCCCGGTTCCGATTATTGGGCTGTAGACAGTCGGCCACTTAGCGAAGCTACAAATGTGCTTCGTTCTTTTGTTACGCAGAATATCGTTCAAGATAACCAATGGGAAATAGATCGGTTGACCCGGTATTATTTGTTCTGGAAATTTTATGATGGACTTCATTACAAAGACTTTAATGATGGGATGCTCTCTTTTAACTATATTCGAGCATTTATTGATAAAGTAAATATGTTCCTGTTGGGAGATGAAGCATTTACCTTTCATGTGAAAAGTTTCTATTCTACACAGATAGATAACGAGCTTGAAAAAAATGCCGAGGAACTAATGATGTATCATTGGGGAAAGTCTAAGAAGGTTTCTCTCGCCTACGAGATGTTACAAATGGGGGGAATTACAGGTGATTGTTGGTTAGGGGTTGACTGGATGCCTGATGACCTTGACAGATATTGTAAGATAAGTGTTTACGATAGCCGCCAGGTATTCCCCCATTTTAAAGGGGGAGACTTTAACAACATGGATGCTTTGCTGATTCGTATTCCTCTAGATGTGAAAGGAAATGCCCAACCTTACCGTTTGTATGTAATCAGATGGACTCCCAAAAATATGGAGACGTGGTATCAGAAAGATGTTTCTATTGATGAAGATTCCGTAGTTAAGTATGACTATACGAAGACTAAAAATGTATATGGATTTATTCCGATAGTACACATTAAAAATAAACCTAATTCTTCCGGATTTTACGGTAAATCTGATGCAAACGATATATTGAAAATAAACAAAGTATATAACGAACTAATTCAGCAAGTAAAAGCTGTCATTGATTATCATGTAACACCTACGACCGTAATTACTGGAGCTTCTGCTAAATCACTGAAAAAAGGACTTGGACAAATATGGTCAGGACTTCCTGCCGAAGCCAATGTATTTAATTTAGGTCTTGATGTGGATCTATCTGCTACAGTTAATTTTATCAAAGACTTAAAAACCGCTATGCACGAACTATCGGATGTTCCGGAAAACGCATTAGGTAAAATTCAAGCAATAAGCAATACTTCCGCAGCCGCTTTGCAGATTACTTACCATCCGCTATTACAGCAAGCGAATATAAAAGCTATGACTTATGGTGAAGGAATTGCCGAAGTAAACCGGATGATCTTTAGGATTCTTGATACGGTAGATCCTGAAAACGAACGTCTAGTTAAAATTAAACAACTAAACCCCAATTTTCTTTCTGAGATGTTGGTAGAACCAGTTTTCGCTTATGGTTTCCCGAAAGATAAGATGGATGAATTGCAACGTGCCCAGTTGGAACTTAATATGAAATTAGGTAGCAGACGTGAGATTATGGAACGTATGGGTAAACAGAACATTCCTGAACTTTTGCAGGAGATTGATGACGATACTGTACAACAAGCCCTGTTACAAGTAGAGATTAATGAAATGGTTGCTGGCGGAAATCTTGAAGAATCTACAGAAACACCTTCTCTTGAAACAGAAGATATTTCTGGAAATGAAGAATCTGTTAGCAGTGGTGAAATGACAGAATAACCTAAATTTTTGCGTTATATTTTGTTATTTAGAAATAAAGGTGTATTTTTGAACCGCTATCAGTAATTAAATGTTTCACTAAAAATTTTAAAATCATGGCTGGATTACAGACATTAGATCCCAAAGACCCGGAAGCATTGCACGATATAGGGCAGAGCAAGGGTATGAAAGTTAGCGAAAAATTCGTTAACCCCGGTACACCGGATTCACCGTTGGTTAGTAGAGAACAGATGACGCAGGCCACCATTAAAGGTAATGGCGCTGAAGTTATGAAGACTAACCTTATTAAGTAACTATTCCCAATTTGTAAAACTTCTAATCGTAGAATAAAATGGATCATACCGAAGAAACAACAGTAACTATCCCAGAAAGTATTACAATCGGCGGAATCTCTTATGTAGTTAGAGACACTCCGGAATTGCTTAAGTTCATGCAAGCCGTTGCTAAAGTTGAGAAAAACAAGATGTACACGCAGTTCGAACTTTTGCGGAAACAAATCAACCAGTTATCAAAGACTCCTGTATCTACTACCCCTTTGGATGCAACATCATTGATAGCCGAGTTGAAAGAATCTTTTGTAACCAAAGAAGATTTGGCGAACACAGTAAAAGAAGCGTTGCAGCCGGTTATTTCTTACAATCAGCAAACGCAGCAGGAAACTCTTGAAACATTCCGGGAGAAACTACTTAAAGAAAATGACGGAAAATGTATTCCTGAACTGATCACTGGAAACAGCAAAGAGGAACTTCTTCAATCCCTTGAAAAATCAAAAGAGCTTTATTCGAAGTATGGTGGAGGTCCGGTTGGGCGCCCGCAAGACGCTAGTCCTGTAGTAGATCCTACTTTGGCACGCCAAGCTGCTAATCTCGCTCCTGAAGATATTGCTCCCAGATATATTCCTCCTGTTCCTGCTCCGGCACCTAGAGTTTCTGCTCCCGAATTTACAGGACAATCTGGACTTGAAAATATCAAGAGCCTCTCTCCTGAAGAGTTCGCTGCCAAACGTGCCGAACTTGAAAATACACTTAAACAGTTGTATGGAAACTAATTTCGTCCTACCCATTAAATAACTAAAAACAAGAAAAAGAAGATGATTACATTGTTGACATTCTTACTGGCTACGTTAGGTAGCATAGTAGTAGGATTTGCTTTCGGTGAGACTACGGCTGCTGGTGCTAATACTGGTGGCTATACAGCTATACCACAAGCAGTCCGTGACTTTTATTCACGTGAGGTTATGTTTAAAGCACAGCCTCGTTTGCGTTTTTTGCAGTTTGCTAAAATAAAACGAGACTTACAGGCCGTTCGTGGAAAATCTATCGTATTTGTTAAATACGGAAACCTTGAAGGTGGTGGTTCTTTGGAGGAAAACGATGTGCTGACTCCGGAAGGTATGACTACTTCTGAAATTAGCATCCCGGTTAAAGAACAGGGAAATGCTGTTCAGGTTACTGAATACCTTTTGAGAACTTCTATTTTGGATGTGTTGGGTGATGCTTCAAAACTATTGGCTAATAACGTTGCTAAGGTATTGGATACTCAGTTCCGTGATACTGTTTTGAAAACGCCTAATACTGTATATGGAGGTACTGCTACACAATTATCGGAACTTTCTACAAGCAATGGTGCGTTTACTACAAAAACAGTAAAAGATGCCGTTGAAATTTTGGCTACTCACAATGCACCGAGAATTGCAGGTGACTACTACGTTTGTGTCGCTCACCCCCATCAATTGAGACAGTTGCGTGACGATAAGGAATGGATTAATGCCAATACTTATATGGGACGTAGACAGTTGTATATCGGTGAAGTAGGTATGTACGAAGGAACTATCTTTATTGAAACTACTCAGATGCCTATGCTTAACGCTGAGGGAATTAAGGCTAAGTATGGTTCTGGAGCTACTGTAGATACTGCTTATGAAGCCGTGTTCTTCGGAGACAATGCTTATGGTTGGGGAGTTGCTTTGGACGTAGAACTTCGTGATGACGGTGTGGTAGAACTTGGACGTAAACATACTCTTGGCTGGTATGGTATTTGGGGAACCGGCATTATCGAGGAGAATAACATTGTAAAAGCTCTCACTGTATAAGGTGAGAGTATTTCTTTAACGCTTAAAATTTGCATTATGGCTAGACAAAAAATTGAAGACCCAGATTTGTTACAACCGGATCTGAACGAGGAAAAAAATGAAGAAGGAGTCGAAAAGCAACCGGTAAAAAATGCTACTGTACAAGAAAAACAGAGAAAGGTTTCTTGTAGAGTTGTTGATGACGTTAATGTGTTTATCGGTAGCAGACATATTGTATGCAAGAAAGATTCTAATGTGAGTCTTGATTCAGACGTAGCTGCTATCTTGTCACACGCTGGAAAACTATATAGACTTTAAATAAATGGCACAGTCCAAGGTAACTTTGAAAGAGATAATGGTAGCGGTCCGGGAGTTAACTTTCGACCGCTTCATTATTCCGGCATTTGCAATAAAACAGATGGGGAAGGATGTTTATATTGATATTGATCCTTCTTTTAAACCTGTTAGTGAGGAACCCGTAGAACCTGGAAGATTAAGAATCTTCAAAAAAGAAACCTCCATTGACCCCGATACGGAAACTGAAGAAATAATTGAAAAACCTATCGTAGAATTATTGTTTGCTGACTATCCAGAAGTAGACGATATATTGAATCAGCTAATAGATCAAGGAATCGTAATTGCGTATACTCCGTATTATCGTAGCGAAGAACCCTCCACCAGCCTTATAAAAACTACTTTCGAACTTACTGAAGATCGTACTATTTTCAGACGCTATTTTTTTGCGGACGAAGAAATCATAGATGTTATTCAATGGTACTATTATACGGTACTTAGAATACCAGATGCGGAAATTAATGATGAACTGGTTGGCCTTTTAAAACGTCCCTCTGAGAGACATCTCTCCGTTTGGGTAGCTTACCAGTTAGTTGATAAACGGCGTATGTATGAAGCTGCTGCCAATAGCATAGGACAGTCTTTTACTGATGGCTCTGACTATACCGGCTCTTCCGGCAGTTCCTCTCCTACATCTACAACGGTACAAATTGGCTCCGTTTTTTCTATCACGGAGGATGCACAACAAGGTTATTTTTACGAGGATTTCAATCGTGTGGGTTCTGACAATACATGGGGTGACAGATACTCTTTTTGGTATAAGCTTATGCTTTACCTAAGAAACATTCTTGAAGAACATTTTGGAGATTACCGCTTGCGTAAAGACAATGTTATTCCCGGATATATTTCTTTGCAAAGGGAACTTGACTTTAGAGAATATTTCGACAGCTATCCGTTTACTCTATCCCCGCTGTCCCGTGGAATCTTATCTAAAACACCCTGATATGGAACTTGGAATACTACAGAGTATTACTGGTGAAGTTTGGAAATATAAGGAGGTTGCGTAATGTTGATAAGTAAATCTAAGTTTCTACAGTATCAAAGAACGTTCTACAGTAAGCTTCTTGCCACTCCTTATGAAGTAAAGCTCGAAGTTGTAGAAGTAAAGCCTATAGTTTCTACTGAAGATTTTTCTTTTGATGCTTTCGTAGGAGATAGTCCAAGAGAATCTACGTTTTATAGTTTTCAAGCTCTTTATGAGAAGGAGATTCCAAACCGCACCCGTGAGAAATACGGCCTTCCTAAAGAAGTAAACGGGGTTGTTTATCTCTCCCCTTTACAATTAGTACCCAAATTAGGTGACTACCATCTGAACTGGAATAAGACGAAAGTACATTTTGAAGGAAGAGTACAAGTAATTGATAAAATAGTCTACCTTGAAGAATTATACGGAAGCTGTGTAGGCTTACAGATATTTATCAAGGATGATTTAAAAGGAGGTTAATTATGACAAAAGTAAAGACGCATAAGCGTAAAGGAAAGAATAAAGTTTCCGTTGTTAAGCAGCACAATCGTAAAGATAAGGTGTCTGCTTTTCGTGGTGCTAAAGAGTTCTCTGAAAAACAACGGGATAAACTTTCTTCCAAAGGAGAAGCATTACCTGATGGTTCTTACCCAATCGCCAGTAAACGGGATTTGGCAAACGCTATTTCTTCTTACGGACGTGCTAAGAATCCTGAGATTGTTAAACGATGGATCAAGAAACGTGCTAAAGCTCTTGGTGCTTGTGACATGATCCCTGCAAGCTGGAAGTAAGTATGGCTACTAACCAAAAAGATATTGACCGTATTAATGCGCATAAGAATTTGGACGTTCAAACTAGTGTGATTCCTCGTTATCCTGAGATAGAGAAAATTGTTCGGTACGAACGTACTCCGGAACACTATCGTGAAGAGAACGAGGTTGCCGCTTATGCCGCTATGGGAAGACCTAATGCCAATACCAATACTAAGAGTTGGTATCGGGATATTTATGAATTTTATCAGAACAATGAATACTAAGACCTATTTTACTAACTAAAAACAAATTGTTATGCCTACAAAATCTAAAAAGACAAAAGAGGAAAATCCACCTGTAAATCCCAAAGGTACTAAAAAAGATCCTCCTATTGGAACTGGAGTAAATGGACCCGTAATAAAGAGATGATATGCGTAAATTCCCTAGATTACCAAAAGCCTTGCTTAAAACACCTCCCGGCTTTAAAAAACCAAAGGTGTCTGACTTTAAGACTGACATGCAACATTTAGGGGAAGAAATTGCCGAAGATTTTAAAGAGACAGTAATTGCCAACATAGAGGAGAATAATTACAATTTCGAAAATGCTCCTAGTACAGTAAAACAAAAAGGCAGTGATACTCCTCTGATAAATACTCAGGAATTAGTAGATTCGATCTATAGGGAAGGGACTGTTGTTTCAGTAGAGAATACTCCACGAGACGATAGTCCCTTAACTAATTTAGAGTTGGCTATGGTTCTTGAATATGGTACAAAAGATAGGCATATTCCTGCACGTCCGGTCTGGAGAAATACATATCGTGACTTTAAAGAGGAAGCACGTGAAAAAGTTGAAGAGTTTTTTAAACTTCAAAAGTCTAAGAAGAAATGACAGAGATTACCATTAAAGGATATTCAAGAAGATCTCGTAAAGGGAACTTGGTCAAAGTAAACAGCTACAAACGGAGGGTAGGAAAGAAAGGAGTCATCTCTCCCAAAAAGACTTCCCCTGTCAAAGAAGCTGCTACTTCTACACCTACACCCGGTGCTGAGATAAAAACAAAACTTAGTCCTGAAGAACTTGCACGTAGACGTGCTTGGGATAAAGAGGCTAGAAGAGCCAGTATGTCTGCTTATGGCGGACGTGCCGAAACAAAAGAAGAGTGGCAGAGACGAGTCCAACGTGAAGAGGATGATCGAAAATCTAACGAGATTCCCGGATATAAACCTAAACGGTCAACTCCCCCTGCTAGAGAGATTAAGAAAAAGAAAGCCGACATCTTTGCCCGCATTGAAGACAAGATCGCTCGTTTTTCTGAAAAATACGGTAAGAAGAAATATAAACGCTATTTATAATGGATACTTTATTTATTAAACTATTTGAGATTTTCTCTCTCCCTTACATGTTTTCCGTAATTTGTGGAAGCTACTTTATCATTAAGATGGTTGACTTTCTAAACGGCGAGGCTAAAGTACCTTGTTGGTTGAAAAGAACGATCACCTTTTTTGTTGGTGCTCTCCTTTTCGGTGTTTTCGTTGCGTATACCGATACTTCGTGCGAGTGCCTTATATCTTCTTACTTTTGCGCTGTATTTACTTACGATGCGGCTATAAAAGTGCTGATTAAAAAATTTGGTATAGACTATAAAAAAGATGCTTCGGACGATTAAACAAACCAATGAAGAATTTTTCCGTCTGTTTCACGGGTTGAAGATACCTATGGACGGTACGGAATTTCCTGTACTTTCCCGTTATGCCCGTAAATCTAGTAAGGACTATGTGGAGGAACAGGAAAATCAGATATACCCATGTATCGCCATACAAGACTATATACCCGTTCCTAAGAAAGAATGGTTTATAGACATGAAATCTTATTTCGGAGGTAAGGACTTTCAAAATCTAACCGGATACTTGTATCTAAGACCTATCTGGATGGAGTTTCGTTATGACGTAAGTATAGCTACCAAAAGCTATAAAGAGTATCTTGCCATGCAGGACTATTTCAACAGAAAATTTGTGTACGGAAAAGCATTTATTTTTTGTAAGCAATTAGTAGTTGAGGATACTGTAGGCGTGGTAGTTCCTTACACGACCAGACCACAAGATATACCTCGTACAGATGGAGTTTACGAAACCAATTACGAGTTTACGCTAAATGTTTGGTTATACGTTAAAGACCCCCAAGAAGTACAACTTATTCAAAAAATTGTAGTAGATGCCCGTCCTCACCTATTGGATATTTAAAATAAAAGATTTATATTTGAACAACTAAAATAGACAACTATGACTGACGAAAAGAAAGTAGAATCTCCGGTTTCTAAACCAAAACGGGTAGTTTCTACGACAAAGAGAATCCGAAATATGGGAAAAAACAAAATAGAGCTTGTCATAGACGGGAAAGTTATTCCTCTCCTTCCTAGACAAACTTGTGAGGTTCCCGAAGAGTATGATGTTCCGAAAGGAGTTAATTTACTCGTACTGATATGATAGTAGGCTTTACTGTAACAGATTATAAAGGACATGAAAAGATTGCGGTTGAATTTATCAGAAAATACTGCATCTTAAGTAGTCCGGACATTGCGCAGAATATTGTTAATGCAGGACCCGGAGTAAACATTTACTCTGACTCGTTAACGGCAGCGTTGGTACAAGGACAACCCTTTTTAAGTACTCTTATTGAGACACGATCCGGAAGATCTATGGTAGTTTCAACAGTGAATTTTACAGTAGAGCTTACCTATAACGGGAGGATAAAGAGGTTACTCCCTACTGAGTATTTTTACATTGCCCCGACAGAAAAGGGACAATTTGATTATTACAAAGAACTAGGACTTATTAAAATTATAGATTAATGGGCGATGATATTGCTGAAAACTTAGAGCTTATGTGGGACAGGGATAATCCACAGGATAAAAAAATCCTCCTGCTCGCAAGGTTAATGCAAGGACGATTTGAGACTCTTTCTAACAATCAGGAAGAGCTTAAAAAATCTCTGGAGCATACCAATAAAAAACTAGATCGTATTCTAGATACTATTGAACAGTACGAGAGTGCTGCCGAGAATTGCCCTGTGTCTAAAAACAAAGATGCTATCGAAACACTGATCTTATTTTTTAGGTACCCTAAACTAAGTTTCATCTTAATCATTGGCATTGCTGCTCTCCTTGGAGGCTTAGTAAGTAATGGTTTCACAGATATGATAAAAGCATTATTAGGAGTATGAAAAAATTAGTGATTGTTCTAGATCCTGCACATGGTGAGAATGTTGCGGGAAAATGTTCTCCCGATAAAACCCATTATGAATACTTATGGAGTCGGGAAAGATGTAAGGCTTTAAAAAGTCTTTTGGAGGATAGAGGTTATCGAGTAGTGTTCACTACAGACTCTATCAATGAACCGGGATTATCGAAAAGAAAGAATTTTGCTTCTGCATTAAAGGTTGAAAAAGGTCAATTAAAACTTCTTATTTCTCCACATAATAATGCAGCAGGACGTGGTGATAACTGGATGACTGCTACCGGTATCGAAGTATGGACTTCTCCGGGGGTTACTAAATCCGATGAATGTGCTGATATTATCATAGACCAGCTTGCAAAAGACTTTCCTGATATAAAAATGCGCTTAAATTCTTCTCAATATCTACAAAAAGATAAAGAGGCGAATTTTACCGTTTTAATGGGTGCCGATTATATGGCCGTATTAATAGAATGGTTATTTCAGGACAACAAAAAGGATGTGGAACTTCTCAAAGACGTTACTGTCAATAAACGTTTTGAAAAGTCATTAGTAGAAGCTATCGAAAGAATCAATAATCATTTCTCTAAGGTATGAAGAAACAGACTAAAGTGAATTTATTTTTCGTGAGCATTGCTATAATTGGAGTTATTATTGCTATATTTGCGCTGTATGCTAGATCGGTAACTCCGGTTTTGCCTACTAAGAACGATGTGTATCGGGCAAATATAAAAGTTCTTTCCGATACTGTGGAAGAACTTAGAAAAGATATAGCTCGCTACGAAGAACAGATAAACCAACTTAACCTTGAAAAAGAAAACCTAAAAAGGGAAATTGACAAAATTATAAAAGCCAATGAAGAGACTGATAACAAGCTTGTTAATGGTACTTTGGATGACAACGTGGAGTTTCTCTCAAAGTACCTATCCGAAAATTCTGATGAATGACGGGGATACAGTTGTAGCTATAACTCCTCCGCAGCTTCTTACTGTAAACAGACATCTTAACAGCTATATCCATTTGAAGAAAATGACAGAACTTCTTCAAATGGATATTCTCGTTTCTGATTCTTTAATAAGATCTCAGAAAACAGTCATGCAAAAACAAGACTCTATTATTCTGTTTCAGAAGATTCAAGTAAACGAGTCCATACGTTTTGTAGATGACCTGGAATCTCAATTAAAAAAACAGAAGAAAACTTCCCGAAAAAACGCTATATTTACCGGACTTGGGTGTACCGTGATCGGAGTAATTGCAGGGATTCTTATTTTGAAATAAAAGGGGTATCATTAACTAATTTATAAAAAGATGAATAATGTAGGATTAACAATTACAGAGGGTGTTGCTAGAGGTGCTACTCCCTACACTGGCCCTTCCAAAAGAAATATAGGTCTTTTAGGAGGTTTTATTCGAGGTGCCGCTTTCACACCTACGAAGGTTACATCTATGGAAGATGTAAATACGATATTCGGAGGACTCAGTTCCTCTTTCTATGGACCTGCTATCGTCAAGAGTATTTTTGATGAAGCTGGTGAAGCAAAAGTTACTTTGTACTTGGCTAGAGCCGTTTCCGAAACATCTCAAACAGCTACCGGAGAAGTTTCTATTGGCGATTCTTCCGCTAAGATGACCGGTACTGCTGCCTATAAAGGAAATCCTGATCCCGGAGCTTGGGGAAATAAAGTAACGCTTACTTTGTATTCATACGGGTATAAAGTCAAAGATGCGTTTACCTTAACTATTTCCTACAATGGAGGTACTCCGGAAAGTTATTCGTATGACACTCTAGCCAAAATACAGGATGCCGTTAACAAGGTTAGCAAATATGCTACCGTGGTATTCTCTAAAGAGATAGAAAAACTTACCTTCAAAGAAATTTCTGGAACTGCCACTACAACAACTGCCAGTAAGGAGGTTACGGGTGTAGGAACTACGTTTACTTCATTGAAACCGGGAAATGTATTGTACAACAATGCAAACGAAATTGTGGGTACTATCGCTGAGATAAAAAGTGATACTTCGATACTTCTGACAAGCAAAGCCTTTGTTGCTGTTGCTGCCGGAACTATTAAGGCACGTGATGATAAAGAATTCTCTGTCACCCTTGCTAAAGGTGTTGATGGTGAGCTTTCTGAATCCGATTTTTACCCCGGCGGTGATTCCATAAATGCTACGGGTATCAAGTGCTTCGATGGCTATGACGTACAGATTCTTGGAGTTACCGAGTTTCATTCTCTGTCTATGGCAAAAGTGCTTAACCAATATCTCCAAGAAGTGAAAGGTCCTGTGGGTATTATTAACTTGCCGTTAAATGCGGATGAAGGAACTGCTGAGTTATACGCTTTGGAATTGCAGACGAACGGTATTAGTTACATGGCTGGTGCCTACATGGGATGGGCAAAAGTTCCGGATGAAAATGGGGATGCCATCTTAATTCCGGTAATGGGACCTGTTTTGGGTGCTGCCTATATCAGAACCCCTTATATTCAGGGAGACTTTATTCATATACCGCCCGGAGGTTCTGATTCTATATTCAACAACGTATTGGATATGGTTCCTCAGCGTTTATCACAGACAGTCATTAATAAACTGGTCCAGCAATATTCTTGTAATGTGATTCAGTACGTTGAACGACTCGGCTTCTATGTAGGAAGTTCTAGAACGTACTCAACAAATTCTCTGTATTCAAGCATCCACGTTCGTTTACAGACTTCCTACTACAGACAGTCTTTGAACGCTAAATTACGTTTTGCTGAACAGAAACCCAATACTCCGGAATTAAAACGGGAGATTTTGGTGGAATGTAGTACGTTCTTTAAAACGGAATATGATAACGGCGCTTTGGAGAGAAGTGTTCCGTTTGATACTGCTTATACGGGTATCTGTGATAAGAGCAACAACCCGGTTACGCAAGACAGAAAACTCCTGAATGTAGATATTCTTTGGATACCTACAGAATGTACTGAAAGTATTCATCTGTCCTTGCAAAGAAATGATGGAGTATTAACCACTAATGAAGAAGAATAAATATGGCTACACCGCAAAAACCGCAGGATTTGTATGTTGCTAATGGGTGGTATTTGAATATACCTGTTCCCGGAATTTTAAGCAACGCTATTTTTGAAACCTTGGAGGGTATGGGTAAGACATCTGGAAATGTTGAGACTGTTGATGCCGGCACTAACAGAAAATATAAATTCTCCACCCAAATTACAGATTATGGAGAAATGACCCTGACCCGTACTTATCAAGGTAACGCAACTGATAGAGCTATGGAAACTTTGGTCACTACTATGATCGAGAACGGAGTTAAACTTCCGGTTACTGCTGTAAAGCTGCATAACGGACAAGAAGTATTTACCGTTGTTTTTGAAGGTTTCCGATTTAACAGCGCTACGTACCCTACTTTTGATATTGCCAGCGAAGAAAAGTTTACCGTTTCATACGGAGCTACTTGTGATGCGTGGTCAATTATCTCGGTAGGAGCATAAGAAAAGACTTTATTAACTAATAACACTAACTGAATTATGGATGGCGTATTTTTTGAACTTCCTGTAGGTCTTTCCCAACAAGGAAATATCTACAAAAATGTAGAACTGCTTAGAACTAATGGTGTTGCTGAAAAAGTTTTTTTGAAGAAACTTGCAGAAAAACCCTTTACTTGGCAAGGTAATGTGGTATCTATTGCAGTAAAGAGTATCGGACCTTTTGAGATAGGTTCTGAATGTCGGCAAAATTATCTGAAAGATAACTCCGTAACTATACCTCAGATTGTCCGGAATCTTACCTTAGCGGATATTAATACCCTGATGGTTGAAATTCACCGCAGATGTTGGGTATCCTTTATCCCAAAACAAGAAGTTATCTGCAAGTATTGTGGAAAACGGTTAGTCGCAGATATTGATCTTGATAAGATTGATTATTTTCCTGAAACCAAAGAACAAATGGAACAGTTCAGTGATATAGGTTATTCCTCTATCGAAGTAAATTTGAAAGATGGTTTTATTCCTCCGGTCATTCCTAAGATTACCGATCAGGAAAAATATCAGGGAATCACTGAACAATGCTATAACCGCTTTGTTTTTAGACCCCCTCTTTTGCAGGATGCTATTAAACACGAAGCTTATTTTAGCGACACCATCGGTTTTTGGAGACGAATTGCGATTGACTGTTTAACAGCGATTCAGAAGGTAGATGAAAATGGGTGCGTGGTTGATACGCTACCTATCGAATTTCATACCTACTATGGACTGAAGATGTTTAATGAATATCTTACCGGGATTGATCTCCGTTCCATAAGAACTGAACTCACAGAACATTTGCCAACATTACCGTATGCGTATTACGAACCGTGCGGATGTGAGGATCAGAAGGATATTCCTATGATAATGGAGGCATCGTCTTTTTTCTCGGAATGACGTTAAACCCTTCGGAATACAAACTTTGGGAAAAAGAATATCCTATGTTTACCCAATGGGCATTACAGAAGGATGTTCTTTTTTTGCCAAAGGAGTTATCCGAAACTGAAGAAGAAAAACAGTGGAGTTTAACGTCTAGAATCTATGTTTTGATGAAGCGCCTCGGACAGAGTTACGAGACAATTATGAAGATGTCTGCCGAAGAAAGAGACGAACTGTTTGACCTGGAAATGTCCCTTATTAAAGAAGAAAGTAAAAACCAATAAGGAAATAAATATGGCTAGAAGTACCACTGGAAACCAATCACAATTTACCTACGACTTTGGAATTTCCATTGCCCAAAGTACCGTAAATAAGATGATCCGCCTAACCGGAGCTACCGTTACGCTTGCCTCAGCTATGTATGCCCTACAGAATACTGCGGACAAGTATGTAAAGACATTACGTGAAAATGCTCTCCGTTTTGGTGGTTATTTATCCACTATCAGAGCTATGGAGGAGGCGCAAAACCGCTTAATCAAAGGACAAACTTCCTTTTCTGTGGACGACCAATTAAGGGGAATGAATCGCTTGGCTTCTGTCGGTATCAAAGTAGGTAAAGATTTTGATTTTATCAATAAAGCTGCCCATGCTACCGGAAAGAATTTTGCCGAATTTTCCGGAGCCATAGCTTCTGCCATACAAGGTAACATGTCCTCTTTGGTTGATATGGGACTTCTTACTCAAAGAGCTACACGGATGTTTGACAAATATCAGGCTAACACGATTATGCGACAACAAGCCATTCTCAATTTTGTCAAACAACATAAGGGTCTTATGAATCTGATTAAAAACGATTTTATGACTATTCAAGACCAGACTTCCCGACTTAAACAAACATGGAAGGGATTCCTTACTTCTATCATAGGTAAACCTAATGATCCGGGTAGCTTATACGGCTCAGTGGTAAAATCACTTAAGGGAATTGCCGATGCTTTTTCCCGGAATTTTAAAAGTATCCAGCAATATGGAAAAGGCATTGGTACTGTCCTTTCTTGGGTTGTTCGCCAAATTGGAAATACCGTTGTTTGGTTAGGACGAAAAGCAAAAGCCGTAACTCAAACCTTGTTGGGAAGTAGTGAGAATTTCGTAAACCGGATGCGCTCTTTGGTAGTGTGGCTTGAATTTTGGAAACTAAAGATACTTGACTTTTTCAATGCCTACAAAGAAGAGATAAAATTTGCCCTCAAATTATTACTCGCTTTTAAAGCATTGAAGATGGTATTCGCCATTGGTAATTTTGCCATCGGAACTGTTACCCGTTACGGAGCTGCCCTTTCTGGAGTTCTTGGAACTGCCCGAAAACTGAAGGGGGTTATCTCCGGAATTTTCGGTATGCTGGGAACTAAATTACCTTGGGTAAGACGTGCTATCTCTTGGATGTCAGGTTCCCGTGGTTTAGGACTCGTTGTAAGTTTACTCAATAATGCAAAAGCTATCTTTTCCGGTATCGGAGGATATTTATCCGGAACTCTTATTGGAAGAGTTGCCTCTCTTGCCGGAACTTTTGGACTAGTTTATGCTACCTTAAAATCGGTACATGATGCCTTAAAGTGGATTGGAAATTATGTTCCGGGCATAGGTGATTGGATAAAACGTGCTGATAACGCTATTAGTGATTCTGTACAATCTTACAAAAGAATGTACTATGATGTCTCTTTAGCTGTCCGTACCTACTGGAGCGATTTTAAAAATTGGTATACGAAGAATATCAGCGATCCTATTATTGCCAAATGGAAGAATGATGGGATGCCTCAATTCTTCGAAAGACTGAAGAACAGTATTCTTGATTTTGGTAGGAAGATCCAGACCGCTTTACTTGAACCTTTCCGGAGAACGTTCGGACCTATTATTGATTTTCTAAAGAATCGGTACGCTACCTATAAACAGACCAAAATGGTATCCGATATGCGGGAAAAACTTCATAAAAGCCAAAGTGACTATTTGGAGGTACTCGCTATTAATGCCACTAAACAACGGTATAAAGCTGCGGGGCTTCCTGTACCTGATTTGAAATACCCGACCAGAGTTCAGGAACTTCTTGACCAAAGGAATGGGACCGTTCCTATCGGTACAGAAGCTACCAGCGCAAAAAAAGGAGCTACTACCGGAGGTATCGGTAATATCTTGAAAGGAAATCCTATGTTACTGACACCGAAAGCTCCGGAAGAGGATATTACTAGTTCCTACAGTGATGGAAGTCTTACCTTGGATACAGGTGCCGTTCAAATCATTGTTCAGAAAGGGGAGAATATTGATGAAACAAAACTTGCCAGAGAGGTACGCAGAATCTTAAAAGATCTACAACGTGAAACTAATGTGAGAGGAGGTAAATAATGTCAGTATTAGAAGCATTGGGTCAAAGCCCTATAAATTCCGCCATAACTGCCGGACTTTCTAAATTCACTTCGTTACTACGAAACAGAGTTTCAAACGCTTTTTCTGATGACCCCGGAAGATACCCTAGAGGTTATGTAAAGACCAGAGGTATTCTTATCGAGAAAGAAAAAATCGCTAAACAGGAGTTTGATAAAGGCTACTTTTTCCAGTTTAACCCTGCTGAGATACAGGATGTGAAGAATACTCTGTACGAAGTGCGCTCTTATGCAGGAATGGCGTATAACGATTATATCTGGAGTAACGGAGGTGAAAGAATCATCTCCTTCCAACTTTTTTTGGATAATACTCCCCAAAGTAAAACTGAACAATTTAGACCACAAGCTATTAATAATACGGCTCTTGCCAATACTATACAGTCGGAAGGATCTAACAACGGAAACTCTTTCCAGTGGATTAATAACGGTGCTTACTCTAATACTAGAGTATCCGAGAGAGGTATTCTTCCTGAAGTAGAGTTAATACAGTCCTTTTTATATCCTGCTCCTATAGGAAATGAAAACACCCCTTTATTTACAGAAGGTGGGATTGTTACCTCTACACAATTCAGACCTCCGGCTACTTTAGTTTTCGCATTGGGTCCTTTTTATTTGGAAGGAGTGCTTAGATCTGCTCCTGTAACGTATCAGCTTTTTGATTCGGATCTTACTCCTATACGAGCTACGATCTCTATTGAATTTGCCGTATTTGAATTTGAGACAGTTAGTAAAATAGAAATACCATTAAGATGATAAGCCCTAACTTTTACACGAAGAGAAACTTAGTCGAACAATTTTTAGGAGGCAAAGTTCCCCACTATCCAGTAAAGGATGCCTCTGTTACCTTAGAATGGTACGACTATCTAATTAAAGCTAATGAAACGCTTTATACGATCGCTGCCAGAATTTTTGGCGATAACCTTGAATATATGTGGACGTACATTGCTGACAATAATCCTCCACGGATGCCGGATGACTGGCATGTTGGAGACGTAGTTCGATTGCCCCGAATAATAATCAGAGATTCAGACACTATAAAAACTGTTTATAGCCATGCAACAACCACTTCAACCGCAATTTAAAATAAGAGTTTATCCGACCGGATCTTATCCGGGTACCGGAGATACTTTTTCAAAGAAAGGTAATCGCTATGATGCGGCTACCTTTGATACTTTTATGGATATAGAGACTTGTGTTTCCTACGGAGTCACTTATTCAGAAGAAGCCTCTATGATTAACCGTTTGTCCTTTACAGTGGATAAACACGCTGATATACTTTTGCAGAGATTTTATATTGGTATGTGGGTAGTTTTATATGGGGGATATTATTCACAGGATGGTTCCGGAGTACGTAAGATATTCAGTGGTACAATAACTCGTATTAATGCTTCGTTTCCTGATAATGGAGCTATTAAGTTTTCTGTCGAGTGTCTTGGCTACGGATTTAACCAGATGGGTAAGGACACTTTTAAGAATTATGTATACCCGGATAAAAATAGTGAACGTTCCTTTGTCAAGGGTAAATCTTCTATCAGCCTTGCTAATTTGGTAAGAGGAATAGCCGAAACTAATAACCTGCTCGTAGGAGAAATTTCTCTCCCTAAAGAATCATCCACAGTAGAGTTTACAGAAAGAAAGCCACGTTACCAGAAAAACATGTCTGACTGGGCATTTCTTCTTCACTTGGCCACTTCATACGGATGCTCTTTATGGACTGAAAACCATGATGGAAAAGAGTATATTTACTTTGTAGATATTAATAAGGCCGCTAATACGATCAATGACCAGATAAGTTTTGTGTACCCGTTAAAAAGTGAAAGGATACCTAATGCCGCCAAAGCTTCTCCTGTAGATCGAAGCGTAACCTCGTTACTCGGCTCTGAGATACAATCTTTTCCTGATTCCACGTGGAACCGTCCCCGTATTTTAAGAGATGTCACCGTTACCGAAGATATTGCACAAGCTACCGCAGTGGTAAGAACTTCTGTAAATATTGATATGGGTACTGGTGATGCGAAGGAAACTATCTCCGAAATCCGTAACGAGGATGGAAAACAGGTTATTTACCAGTATGAATTAGATGAAGCACGTGTAGAATACATACACCGGACTAACCCTGAACTTGCTGACCGTATCCGGAGCCAAGGAGCTACCTCTATGGAATGGAGAAGTAATTCATCCGCCAAAGAAGAAACTGACCCTAGGTACGCTGCTTACTATTATAAACAGACTAAGATTGTTGATGCCGAAGTAGCCGTTTTTGACCGTGCTTTTTTCGGTATCGAAATAGAAGCTACTTGTAATATGGATTTAGACATACGCTCACAGCGTTCTTACTCGATCCGTGGAATATCTCGCTACAATAGCAGTAATAACACGGGAAGATATTTTTTGAGAGGTTTGAAACATGTATGGGATTCTGACGGAACACATACAGAATTATCTTTTATACGATGATAGAATTTGCACAGTTAACAGATGACCTTGATGGTGACTACCTGAAAGTAAAAATGCGCACGGGAGAGGAGATATTTGCTCCTTTATTAAATATTGGTACATCTACGTCACTACCTACGAAAAAGTGGCTCAGTGCCAATAAAAAACACTTTATTGCCCTTGTTACGTATGAAAGAGATTATTTCTCCCATCCAATTATAATAGGATTTTATCCGGTAAAGGGTGCCAAGACCGCAGATTTTGATATTATTTTTAAATTGCTTACTTTAGTCGAGGATTTGCTTGCGGAACTCAGGGTTGCTAAGACTAACACAATGTTAGGACCTCAACCCTTCTTTCCGGATACAAATGTCAATTTGAAGAAGATTGAACTCGATCTAGCCGAATTAAAAAAAGAACGTTTAGAAATTAATAAATAATGGAAACTCTTGAACAGCTTCGACAACAACTAACGAATGATTTGAAAAACTCTTTTTTAAAAAGAGCTTCTGATACTGATTCGAACAGAAAACCTCTTGATGTTATCGGAGAAGTTTCTTTAATGCTTGCTACTAACATAGCGGACTATTCGGAAAAGTTGCTTAGAGAAATTGTAACTCCCGGTTACGTAACAGATGAATACGATAAGAGGTATACACTCCTTACTACATTCAACGCCCACGAGAGTAATTTGCGGGATGCCAAACATATCACTAAGGAACAGTTAGACGTTATTAATTTGGTTACTTCGTGGTTTGGTTTTGACCCGGACGAAAATGCCGTATACGTAAAGAACAAATATAACTTCTACGCTGAGGGAGGAGTATCCGCTAAAGGATTTTCTGCCGGAGGTAGCGGTGGAGGTGGAGGAATGGACGAAGAGTTGCTTTGGTCTATCTTAGGCGATGGTGATAATCCTAATAAACAGATTGCGCTTTCACACTTAGACACCCTGCTTAAAAATATCAGCAATACATATTATACCAAACAACAGATTCAAGCTAACTATCTTACCGCTTCTGAAATTTCTGCTAAGTATATCAGCAAAGATGCTTTTCCGAAAATCTTTTCTGATGAAATGGCGAAATGGTTTAAGAAGGACGAAGACGGTAACATCTATGCCGAAGTTAATTTCTATTCTACTCAGGGAATCTCTGCCAAAGGACTTGGTTCCGGTAGTGGCGGAGGAGGTGGTATGGATGAAGAATTACTGTGGGCTATTTTAGGTGACGGAGAAAATCCAGATAAACAGATCGCTATCAGTCATCTGTCTACGGCTCTCAGTAACTATGCTACACATACTTGGGTAACAGATAAACATTACGCTACCGAAGCTTGGGTAACTGCTAAAAAGTACGCTACTATTGACTGGGTAAACGAGACATTCGTTAAAAAGGCTGACTATACTGACCTATGGTTAGCCGAAATGGATAAGTGGTTTAAAAAAGATGACTCCGGTAATATTTATACGGAGGTTAATTTCTACTCCAATAAAGGAGTATCCGCTAAGGGTCTTGATGCTTCCGGTGGAGGTGGTGGCGGTATGGACGAGGAATTGTTATGGAGTATACTCGGTGACGGAGAAAATCCTAACAAGCAAATTGCCCTTACCCACTTGACAACGGCTCTGTCCGGTTACTATACCAGTACGCAGGTAAACTCGGCTATCAACGATGCCGTTAAGTATTATATTCCGACCAGTCAGAAAGGAGTTGCCGGAGGTGTTGCTCCTTTAGGAAGTGACGGTTTAATATCCTCTAGTTTCTTACCTAGCTATGTAGATGACGTACTTGAATTTGCAAGTCTTTCGGCTTTTCCCTCAACAGGAGAATCCGGTAAAATCTACATTGCCGTAGATACCAACCTTACTTACAGATGGTCCGGAACACAGTATGTAGAGGTAAGTAAGTCACTCGCTTTAGGAGAGACTGAGAGTACCGCTTATGCGGGTAATAAAGGTGCTGCTAACCGTGCAGACATAGATAAATTAAAAAGAGCTACTTTTTGGGGTGCCTCTTACCAAAGTGATGGGAATGTTTATGGAACTTTCACAGGTACTAAAATCATTCTGTCCGATCTGATCGAGACACCGAAAATAAAAATCGGGGATGCGTTTATAGAATATGACGCTGAAAGAACGGCTCTGAAAGTAGTTCGGTATCTGGCTGATGGTACTGAGACTGTCGCTTCTCTTTATGCTACAGGTGGAATATCTGCCAGAGGATTCAGTCCCTCCGGTGGAGGTGGTGGCGGCGGTGCTGGCTCTATCTCTTTGAATGGTACTTTGTACGAATCAGTAGACGGAGTTATTACCTTGCCTAATTTAAAGCTTGCAGAACCTACTACATTTAAGCTAAACGCTGCTGGTAATGTAGAAGTTAGAACTCCCGGTAGAACTGGTTATTATGAATTTTGGGATAGTGGTTCTGAATGGGCACAACTTAGTGCTAAAGCATTTGCTGTAGTTGGAGGTACTGCTTCTCAATTCCTCAAAGCAGATGGTTCAGTAGATGGGACTTTGTATGCCTTAGCATATAATGGAAATCAGAATAAAGTCTTAGAATCTAATGTTAGTAATTCTCTACATGTTATTGATAGAAGAGATGATACCATACTTCCTTCAAACTTAGAGTATAGAACTATCAGTACCTTTTTCAAGGCTGGCGGAAATATGCCTGACGGTAACTGGTGGTCAGGTATTCAGGTGAATGGTTGGGGAGAAGGCTATTGCGCATGGGAACTTGCCGGACCTTCTTCTACTAATAATACTGCTTATAATCTTCGTTATAGAACAGGTATTGGTGATACATGGGGTGATTGGAAAATGATTATGACCGATGTAGAATGTGACAAGAACTACGTTAAAAAGGTTGGGGATACTATGACTGGATCGCTGTACATCTCGGTAGATGCTATTAATCCGCCCTCTCTTGCGGCTCCTTCTAAATTACAATTTGCTGCCGCAAATGGATCTCAACCAGTGGCACTTGTCTATACTGATTTTGACACTTACAGACCACCCGCAGGACTAAAGCTTATGGGTAATCAGGGTGGAGAATGGCTTGAAGCTCCTCTATTAATCGGAGACAAATTAGTAACGGCTACTTCGTTGAAAGGATCTAATCCTCACGAGGGCTTTGTTGTAAGCTTGTATAACGGTGCAAGTTATGCAAACCAAAACAGCTCTGTAATAGGCACGGTAAAGATTACACTTCCGTTCGGCTGGAATAACGGGATGAATGTCTACAAAATTATGATCTATGAATATAACGGTAGAGGTGCTTCGGAAATTACGGTATCTGGATATAATTACAATAGTGGAAGTGCTTGGTATAACTATACGACACAAGTTAATGGAGCCTTTGAAGGAGCTATAAGGCTTGGATACGATGGTAGCCGATGCTGTATCTTATTAGGAGATACTAGTTATAACTGGAATTATCCGCAAATTTATGTACATCAAGTATTTTCCGGATTTGGAGGTAATAACAGTGATATAGACGGAGCTTACTCCATTAGCATTATTACTAGTGAGACAGGATTGTCCTCAGTAACAAGTGTGCCTAAGACTTCCATGAATAGGCATGATGACACCTACATCAGAGCTATAAACAAGAATGGATACTATGGAATGGGTAAAGTTGGGAATATTGATACAGACTGGATCAGAACAACAAAACCCGGTTTAATTCCTTTTGAGCCTGGAACATCCTCAAATAATTCTATGTTAGGATCTGAGACATGGCAATTTGGGAAAATCTACGGTGCAATAATATATGGGCAAAGAGTTTGTTCCCTAACACATAATCTGTATTTAGGATCTTCAGGAAATTCTGGATGGGTGTATTGCCAAGATATTTGCTCTGCCAATGGAGCTGCGGAAGCTTATTGGAGTATTAGAACAAACGGAGCTGCGGTATTTACTAACTTGACTTCTAAGAATACAATTACAGGAAATATAGATGGATATGCTACGTATTTACCTACTAGATATAATGGTGGAACACAAGCTAATCCGCAAACTTATTTCTCTCAACACATGGGTCTTAGAGTCGCTATGACTGGTATTGGTTTTGGAGGACCTTGGTCTGATACCTTATGGATTAATGGTTATTCAGGAAACGATGTTCTTCCAATGTGTGCCTTGCATTTTATTAGAAATGGAACACCTAGGTTTGGTATAAGTACTCAAAATTCTAACGGGACTTCTTACGGAACTAATTATGAAGTCTGGACTGCCTATAACAGTAATAAAGATGGTGTTAATTGGTCAGCTCAAACATTTTTTTCAAGTATTGGCTTAAAAAGTAGAAATATTTGTATAGAAACTGATAATTCTGGCTCCGATGGAGGATGTTCTTCTGAGATAAATAACTGGAATTCTAGATTATATCTACAACATAAATCAAGCCGAGATTTACAAATGTGTAATGGAGGAGGTAATGTTGCTATTGGAGGAATTGATACTACTTATAAATTAAATGTATCTGGTGATATTAGAGCTTCATCTTGGATACGTACAGACGGTGCTACCGGATGGTACTCTCAATCTTATGGAGGTGGAATCTATATGACTGATTCTGAGATGGTTCAGGTATACAATAACAAAGTATTCTATAACTCTGGTTACAGACAATGGGGTATTGGTGGCCATTATTGTGGTTTAAAGCTATATAACACCAGTCACATAGGTATTAATTTAGCAAATGCTAAATACACATGGGGAATTTACTCCAATAATAACGGTAATATGTATATAGGCCGTAGAGATGGAGATGTTAACAACTCTACCGGTAGTTACATGATAGAGCTTTCCTACAGCACTCTACAGATGAACGGAAACTTAGTAGCCTCCGGTGGAGTTACTGCAAAGAGTACCTCAGACCTTCGACTGAAAAACGTATTTCTAGAATCTACAGACTATCAAAAAAAGCTGTTATCTTTAGGAAGGGTTTTTGATTTTGAATATAACCATATAGCCAAAAGCCGGAAAGAAAAAAATGCGGATAACTGCAAACATATTGGTCTGGCTTACCAAAATGTAAAGGACATTATGCCGACTATCTGTGGTCTGGATAAAGACGGGTATGGTTACATTAACTACATAAGTCCCGATTTTATTTCCTTAATTGCAGGAGCAGTCCAACTGAATATCTTAGGTTTATATAAAGTTGAAAATAAGACGCAACAACTTGAAAGACGTATTAAAGATCTAGAAGCAGAAATTTCCATATTGAAACAAAGAGGGTTAGGCAATTAAGCCTAACCTTTCTTTTAACTGTTTATTCTCCGCTTCTAATTGCCGGACTCTGTTTTTAAGGGAGTCAATATCCTTTTTGATAGTATACTCTTCGGATATTATTTCTTGAATGGCTCCGATAGATAAAGCGATCAAATCAGGGTGGATATAGTTTATGTAGCCGTAACCATCTTCGTCAAGTCCTGTAATGACAGGCATGGAAACTTTTGCCGTTTGATAACCTAGGCCGATATGGTTTAGACTATCAGCGTTTTTTCCTACTCTTGATTTAGCCAAAGAATTAAACTGATAATCAAAAACAGGACCTAATTCTAGGATTCTCTCCTTATAACTTTTTGGGGATTCCAATTTAATTTTTAGGCGCATATCCGATGTTGATTTAGCGGTCACACCTCCGGTAGCTACGATATTACCATTAACTTGGAAATAACCTCCCATACCTAGATACATTAGCTCTGTATCATTATGTTTCCAGCTAAATTTTAGAATATCTGTTCCTCCTCCTCGATGTACGTCAAAGCGTGCCCATTCAGTATACCAGTTTACAGCATATCTAGAAACTACTGTATTTACAGCAGAGCCAATTTTTCCATAGATGATAGTCCTAGTAGATTCAGAACCATCAATTTGTAAGCCTATAGAACTATTACCATTGCTTTTAAAACCTCCCTGAGTTAATATAGCATCTGTCTCCGCATTGTCAACATAGAACTTTCGGGTATTGTAGGTTCTTATCCAAGTACCATCTACCATATACATACCACCGCCATAGGTTTCATTATACCAGCCTGTAGACCCAACAGTCCTAAGCCAACCTGATGAAAGGTGTATTCCATCACCATTTATATAACCGAAATTTGTATACCAGCCATTCAAACTAAGGTTTGCTAGACCACTACCACCCTGAGCATAGAGTCCAAATGTAGAACCATCATTCATTCTTATAGATCCTGCAAATACTCCGGGTTGGTGAAAACCGATTCCAGGTTTAATAGTATTGGCAGTACCGTTACCGTTGACCATTATACTCAATTGAGAATAGTCATTTCCACTAGGTATCCTGAAATATGCGTTATGGAATCTTGCGTCTGTTGATCCCCAATATCCAGCATTAGTGGCATTAGATACAAAATTAATAACTCCGTCATGATCCCAATTAAATCCGGTATCAGTATCTCCGATTGCTAGAGAGATAGATGGAAGTGCAGAGCCAGCAAATATATTTCTGTGAACATAAACTTTATCTCCTGCTAGAAACATTCCGGTAGCTTGAATATTGCCAGCAGTATAGATAGTGCTAGAAGCATTGATAGTAGTTACATTTTGTAAAGCTCCAGATACGTCTTGCGTGCCATTAAAAGGTTGACCCCATAAAGTTCTTGTTGTTCTTAGATTCGCAGGTGCCCAATATACCTGATCAAATGTTTTCTCCATTGGAGAATTATCTTGTGAGGTTTTTACTGCCGCACTATACGTATAAGATCCGTTAGCCCAAGAATATCCATTTGGATGAACAGTTAACTGTCCGTGATTAGTGGTTCTATAATAATAGACACCTCCACCACGCAGATAAACAATCTCAGCAGATCCCCTCGTGTTTTGTTGTCTACCACCAAAAGCAGTTTCTCCGCCATAAGATCCATGATACCAGTCTAACTTAGAAACAGCACTTAACGTTCCCCAACCGGAACCCGTCACATAATAATCTAGTAACAAAGAAAATCCGGAAGCATGTGATGCCCATGATGGTTTATTACCTCTAAGACCATTAAATATAGTGATTCTCAATGGAGTTCCACCGTGAGCCGGAGCATTGATAGTACAGGGATACCACTTATTCGAATCAAGGCTTGAAAGATCTAGAGTTAATTGATTTTGGTTTAAACAGTTCAGAGCGTAGTCCCAAGTAGTTCTTCTTATAAAAGCATCGTTTGAAGTATAGAAATAATTCCCCGCATATTCAGTATCTATATTAGGACGGATATAACCAGTATCCAGATAACCATTAATATCTATAGAGATTCCTTTACCCGGTTTTGAAGTGTTAGCAGTTTCAGTTCCGGCTAAACAAATCTGGAAATACTTTACCGGATTTCTTCCTATAATCCATTGCCCATCAACTTTACCGTTCCAAGCGTTTTGAGCTCCGAGTTGAATATTAGACCACCCGTTTGAAGCATTTCCTATTCTAATACCTTCATTATACTGGTTAGCTGCTGCCGGTAAGACCAAGAAAGTATCACGTACTTCTGTCTTAACATAAAAGTCATTAATATTGTCTCTAAAGATAGCGTTCCAACTAGATACTTTACTATTGTATATACCTAATTGATAATTTTCGGTAGAATCTCTAGCTGTAATAGACCAATATCTTTGGTTGTTAGCTCCCATCCATATATCACAAGGATTATTTGTTAATGTGATTATGTTTAATTCGGCTCTAGACGAAGATAATTGTTCTACAGGAACTCCGACAGAGATCATATTGTTCGCTCTAAAAAAAGGCGCAGTAAGTCGTCCAGTCATAGTATCCCCAACCTTTTTAACCCGAATTAAAATATCAATGTAGATAGGTAGTTTACAAGATTTTAGTATATTTGCGGAATTACCGAATTAAAATATCAATTATATGGCTAAAAGTATGTACCCTTCTTTTCCTTGGAACGCAAAAACCAAGGAAACATCTCTCCTTGAAAAAAGAGTTGAGGAACTTTCCAAAAGTCTTGAACAGCTTGAAAAAACTATGCAAGAACTCAATATTGAACTGAAGAAACTAAAACAGAAGTAATATGTCACACGCTAACGGAATAATTACTGCTCCGGTAAGTATTGAGGATGTAAAACTGACGATTGGCTGTGCCAGTGATGACTTAGGCACTCTTTGCGCAAAAGCAAAAACAGGTGGAAAGAGTGGTTATGCGTTCAACATTGTAGAAAACGGAGGTACCGTAAACAGTGGAGAACTTCTTGCTGACGCTTCCCCCTACTGGAATTTATATTCCAATGAAAGTCCAGGAGAATGGTTGGCTGCTACAAGTGCTGACGGACCTCTTATTATGGAGTTAAAACGTTTTCTAGGAGATAGGAATAAAGGATATGGTTTCGGACTTCATCATTTTGATGGGTATAATCATAACGCTGCTGCTCCTTTCCCCGGAGGACAGCCTCTTGAATTTACGGAAGGTGCCGGAAGTGGGTCTGTTACTTATACAGTAACCTTAAAACCCAACACGGGTAGTTATAACTGGGCTAAAATTTCCGGAGCGACTTTATTTCAGTCCAGAGTCTATAATGGAAGTATTTTAATGGCTCAAAGTACACCTGTGGCTATCAGTTCCGGGACAGTCACTATTTCTGTACCTCTGACAATTAATACAGCTAGTGTTGGAGTATTCAGATATAAGACACGTTTGTACATCGGTAGCGGATCTGTTAACGACTTTAATTCACTAGGCTATATTCCGGTTGAAGGGGAAATAACAGTCACTATTACGGCTAAACCTGTTATAACTGCGAGTGTTAGAGTTAGTGGTAGAGTTAATGTATTTGCGATGGCTGAAGGAGTTACTTCTAACAATACTACCCGGTTTAGCGGTACGTACAGATTAAACTCAGGTGTTACTACAGATGGTAAGACTCTCAGAAGTATGACCTATAGTTGGGGATCTGCTGCTGCCGGCAATGAAGGTTCTCTAACTGTTACCTCGTTTAATTTCAGGGAAGGACCTTCTTATCTTAGAAGTTATTCTGCCGGAGACAATGTGGAAACCTTTACATCCGATCCTGCTAGAGTGCCTAGGGACTTTATAAATTCTTATCAAGTATTATTTGTTTATGAATAGCTTATGAAAAATTTATTTAAACTTTACAGAGAATGGAGGGATAGGAAATTTGTTGAACGCATCAACAGAGTCTATTTTAAGAAAGATGAAAGGTCTAATCTGTACTTAGAAGGTTCATTACATGTTTCGAAAGATATAATTGTTTATAAGGGTATTGCTACCAATATAGACAGTATGAAAGAGTATGTATCTAAAAACCAAAGACAATGAAAAAAGCAACTTTAGTAATTAAGGGGGATTTGATCTCTCTTGGACGTATTGCTCCCGCAAGGGAGGGGGGGGCAATCTTGTTTGTAATGTCTCCGAGAAAACTCTAGAGAGTATAGACATATCAACTGCAACCGTTATAGAGGGAACTATCCAAGTGGATAATTTTCTTTATAACGGTTTTGTTGTGGTAACAGGTCAAACATGGGCTAAAAAATAGGAGGTAGTATGCCACACAGTAATGGAAAAATTACGGCTCCTATTTCTATAGATGATGTAAAGTATACGATCGGAACTTCTTCAGATGACCTTGGTACTCTCTGTATCAGCGACGCTGTTAATTCCCATGCGAAGTATAAACCTGTCAGACTTGACAGCCTTCTAGGAAGTTTGGAGTCTGGGTATTTTCAAATCGAGGATACCCGAACAAGCGTACCTTATAGTACGGATTGGTGGAGAAGTAAAAACGGTTATGCCGGATTCCAGATGGACCAGGTAAATAATGTGGGAAACCCCAATCTTCCTGATCCGGTATGGACGTATCTGAAGCCTGACACTTATTACAGACTTCATGATTTTGAAGGCTACAATCACAATGCGCCCAAAGACCTGTTTACGGTAGGAGTCCCTGAAAAAGTAGGTCTTAATAAAGGGTTCAGGATGACCGTCCATATTCCCCAATCAAGAGACGGTGCTTTATGCCTTCCGGATATTTTTAATAAGGTCGCTTTTGACAGCGATTATATCCGGTTCGTGGTTAATCTTAGAAGCCCTAGTAATCCTAATGCAACGTATGTAGAGCGTGAGCTTCCTGTCACTACCGAGAATAATGTTATCCAGTGGACCGATGATGAAGTTCGTTTGGGAGGTACGGTAGGTGGCAAGCTTTGGTGTCATGTTTACATGAAAAACCATTTGGGGAGGTATGTAAGTCTTAGAAATACAGAAGCTACCAAAACCATATTTGAGATGCAGTATGTTTCCAGCGATCCGTTCCTGTTACAGATTCGCTGTCAGGCTGTCCTACGTTATTTGGTAAGCAAACCTTATCAATTAAAGGTTATGAATCTCACCCCTATCATCAATGCCATGAACTACGCAGGGGGAACTTTGCCGGCTACTACCATTGCCATGTATAGGTATTATACGGACAGTACGGATTATGTTAGAGAGCTTGAATTGTGGAAAAAAGATTTCCCTGAAACTACTGTTGCTGCCGGAGATCACTACACAATGCCGGGCATACCTTTTGAATTTGAAGTAGACACGTATGGATGGGATTCCTATGTAGGAGAAAAAGTCATCTTTATTTGGTGGCAATATCAGATACAAGAACTTGCAAGATTAGTCGTAACTATTAATCGCATGAATAGCTAGTATGAAAAAAGTAGATTTATTGATTAAAGGCAATTTATTTGCTGACAAAGTGGAGGGGGGGGCGAGCTTTCCCTAGACGTAACAACACTGGCTGACCCCAGTAAGTATGACCTGACAAATGCCACAATCATAGAAGGAGACCTGGATATAGTCTCTTTAACGGGTTGTGGCATTGTTGTATGCACAGGTGCAGTAACAAGTAGAAAGAAAGGAGGTTGCGATGGCTTACGCTAATGGTAAGATAACAGCTCCTATCGCTGCTTCTGACCCGTATTATGTTTTGGGTGTTGCAGCTCCTAGTTCCGGTTGGGATGTCGGTTATATTTGCGGAGCTGCCGTAAAAGATAAGATCAATGTACTCAGTAGGAAAAAACCTGTGAAGTACCCGCAACTGTTTACAGATAACTATCCTGAATGGTATAAAGCCGCTAATGGTAATTTTGGAATTGTTTTGCCGGAATCCGGAAGTAGTTCCGCACTTCCCTCTGCCGGACAACCTATGGCAAGATGGGGGTTTGATTATCCTACTGGTGGAAATTCAGAACCCTATAGACTTACTGATTATATAGGATATAACCACAACGCACCCACTATTTTTAGCATGCACCCTGACCCGGCAGTTTATCCGAGTGCACAATTTAGGTGTTCTATTCTATTAAAACAAAACGCTGAGATTTCTTTGAATGAAATAAACTTTATCAGAACTGCTTATATCGGTTGTATTGTCCGGCACCAGGCAAACGGAGAACTTCGATTCAGGACTTTGAATAAATCCGTGATGGAGATGATGGCACAAGAATACATAGTTACCCTTGATATTCCTGCATGGCCCGATGGTAAGGTGGATGTCTACATGGTCGCTTCTATGGCTGAAGCATCTGAACAATCGTATGTGGGAGTCAATACCACGATTTTTTCACTGAACCAGAGTCATCTTGAAACAGCGCATGAAATTAGGACTCTTGCCAAACCTGAACCGAACAGCTTTAAATTCGAATACAAGGTCGTTAATGAATTTGCAAATGAATATCATTTGGAATGTACATTTACGTCTATTAAGGGAGCATGGGAGAAAGCCCGATTCTCAGTTATGCTTGAATCAGAGCCAGTCGGTGCTTTCCTTGGCGGTATGGGTGAGTCTTTATCTCCTGCTCCGATCGGAGAAATGCTGTCACAGGGAGAGTCGTATACATTCAACTCTCAATCATTTACTCGTGTGCAGACTTCACAGAATAACTATGTGAATTATACGGCTAGATACTTAGGAGATAATTATCAAGCAGGGTCTATTTTGTTTAGAGCTAAATAACTTTTGCATTTTTCCTAAAAATAGCCTATCTTAGCACCGTGAGAATTAATTGTTTAATTTAAAAATCGTATTTATGGCAGCTATTAGTGTAACCGTAGACAATGGTGATTTGGTAAATGTAGCTAGAAAGGATGCTACCGTTGTTAGCGAGAACCTGAACTTGGTAGGTACCGAGTTGGTTATTACTACAGGAAAAGTTCTTTCTTTTAAAGGAAACGTACATAGTAAAGCTTCCAAAACTGTTATTGGAACTTTCGAGTACAATAACAATGCCGGAAGTTCCGGAGCTATGATTCCTGCTTCTAGTTATGAATCGGTAGTTCGGATTACAAATGAATCCTACGCGGATAAACAGGTTGAAGCTACTGAAGCTTTGTTGCTTGGGATTGCTAAATTTTCCGAACTCCCTACGAATGCTTTGTGTGAATAACCTTTTAAAAAATTGATTATGTCTGGAAAGAAAACTGCACCCGCAGAAAACGAAGAAGTAACTGAAAAGAAAAATGTTGCTTTGGTTATTGATATGGCCAAAGGTGATATTCAGAAATTGTCCAGTGTATTAAAGACAATCCACTACGGAAAAATGTCCTTTAACGGAAAAATGGCTCTTGTAAAGAATGGTCTTACGATCATACAAAAGTCTAAAGAATTGGAAGAGGAACGAAAACTCGCTTATGACGGATTTATCCCGGAAGAATATAAAAAACTGGAGGAGAAACAAACCAATGGTGAAGATCTTACTCCGGAGGAAAGCGACAGATTCTCTAAAATGAACCAGCAATACGGCATCAAACTTAACGAGATGTTTGCTGCACTTAATGCCGAACAGGTTCCGATGAAGATTATCCCTCTTTCAATGGCCGACTATAAAATATTGATGGAGGCTAATGAAAGCGCCATCAATGGGGAAGGATTCGTGTACATTTACCAATATCTAACCGAACAGGAGGACTAACACTATGCCAAAAGGACTACCTAGCAGATTTTCTCTTGAAAGAGGACGTTTTTTGCTGACTGACGGAACTACCAAAGCACGGGATGCTATTTGGTTTTATTGCATTTTCGATAAATTCCGGATTTATACGTCTGATTACGGAGCCGGTTTTTATACGCTATTGCAGAAATCTGCTTCGTATCTATTGGCAAATAGAACATTAATACTTGGGAATCTCCGCAGGGGGATTTCTAAGTATGTTTCTTATGTTACTGTAAAGAACCTAGATATTGGCTATCTTGAAGGACGTACCTCTTATGCGGTGATGGTAGAGTATACATCCCCGGACGATACAAAAACTGAAATACGAGACGTAACATTTATCTAAATATGGCTCAGACAAAAGAAGAATTATTGCAATACTTTTCCGGACTTGACTTGGCTCTCCTTCAAAAGTTAGAGAGGTACTCCAAAATGCTGATTATTCCGGATGAAGATCTGCTGACAAATGCCACCATGATACAGATGGTTGATAAGGCACATTCGTTGGCCGATGTTTTATTTCCGCAATGGACTGATAGAAGTAAGTCCGATTTTGGAGAGTTCTTAGTGGAACTCTTTGCTGTTTTTTCCGAAAAGGATTTTTGGTATCTTAATGCGTTCGCCAATGAAGGTATTCTCCAAAAAATGCGTTCCTACAGCAATGCGTTTGCCAAAGCTTCTTCTTTAGGTTTCAGACCTACTTTGTGTAAAGGAGCTACTGCACAGTTTCAGGTAACTTTTGCTGCCGGATCTGCTGTTACGTACCGGAGAGGGGATATTGTTATTAGTGCCGGAGATTCTAAATTCACGAATGACACCGATTTTGCAGTAGAAGCCGCTAGCGGTGCATTAACGAAGACCCTTTCTTTGCGTGAAGGGACACAGATTGCCGAGGATGTTACTTATAACGGCTATTCTGTATTGATACGTAAAGAAAACATTGATATAGACAGCCTGAGAGTAATTATAGACAATATCATATACACCAGAGTCACTAATTTCGGCACCTCCGGTCCTACAAGTACACACTACATGGTATTACCTGAAGAAGACGGTTCTGCCAGCATATTTTTCGGAAGTAACGGACTTGGTGTACAACCTAAAGTCGGCAAAGGTATCCGGGTTGAATATCGTAGATGTAACGGTACGGATGGTAACATCGCAAAAACTGAGGCTACTGTTTCCGATAGCTTATCTAATAGACAGGCTACTTCTGCCACTATGCTTGCAGAAGCTTCCGGAGGCACTTATCCTGCTTCCTTTACTTCCATTAAACAACAGGCTCCTTTGTATTTTAGTACGAAAGGCGCAGCCATCAATGAAAAAATTTCCGAGGATACTCTTAATAGTTTTTCGTTTGTTCGACAATCTAAAGTATCTGTCATAGGTAGAGAAGTAAATTACCGGATTATTCCGGTATCAGGTGCTAAAGAACCCAACGATTCTGAGAAGCAATATATTAATCAGAATTTTGCTCCGTATGTAATGACTGGCTATGTTGCCACGTATACGCCTAACACCTATGTAAACGTGCTTTCCCGCCTCTCTGCTGATAAATTATACATTGACTGCATAATTGCGCCCAATTATAATAAAACGGCTATTATGTCCTCCGTGCAACAAATTATAAGGGATGTGACAAACCCACTTGTAAAGGCTACCTACGGAGGTTCTTTGATAAAGTCCGATATGGACCTTCTTATAAGATCTTCTGTTGCCGGAGTTCAGAGTGTCACTTTTAAAATGCTCAAAGGACAAACCGAGAGTGTAATGCCTGACTTAACTTTAGGAGATGCTGAGATATTTACACCGATTGATTTAACTAAAGTGGAGGTTAGAACAAATGTCGTTTAGTGAGTATGTTCCCGAACAAGTTCTGGAGTCAGGTGAAGCCAGGAACTTTTTAAGCGTCATGGATCTGGTCCAAGAACTTAAAACCGAAATAATTTCTGAAGGACTTCGGGTAAACAATAATGCGGTCAACCTAAATAAGAAATGGATTGTCAAGAGATTAATCGACTGTGGACTTAACAGTGTTCCAGTGGAGTTTCCGTTACCTGTATTGTTACAGGTTCTTTTAAACATAGACACTCTTTTCAGAACTAGAGGAAGTAAAATTGGAGTTGAATTTTTCTGTAGTGTATTCTCCTTAGGAAGTGTTACAGTGGACGATTCTAAATTTTATGCTGCTCCGATCACCTTATTACTGGATTCTAAAGTACAAGGTTTTATCGTGGATGACAGCACTGACCCCAAACTTTGCCTAGTAGATGATTCCTCAAAAATTAATCCGGCAGTGTCTTTAGGCATCTCCATACAAAGTAGATACTTTAACGGGAATTATCCTACAGAAGCTTCCCTAATCAAGAGTTTCATCTCCACCAACATAGGTCAGTTCTTAGGATTTTCTCCAAATAAGACGATCAACTTTACATATACAACCAGAGATTCTTTTTATTATCACCCACTTTTAAACACCTATTTCCATGAGTAAGATCATAAATAAACCGTTTAATGCAGCGATTAAAATTTTCAGGACCATCTTTAAAGGGTCTCCGAATTTAATCACATCCGCAGACCTTAACAGACAAATTGAGGCTCTCAAATATCAAATGGACTCCCTTGATGAAAAGGTAGGGGTTCTCAGTGATTTTATGACCTCTATTACTTACGAATCTGGAAGTATTTCTGTTACTCCTATCTTTACATATTTGGAAGTAAAAGGCTGCTCTTTTAATCCTTCGAAGGCTGTACTTACCACTGCTTTAACGGGTAGTGGAAAAGTCTATGTATGTCTTACCGCAGAACAAGAAGAAGTAACGTATGCTACTGATTTCTCGCACGATATAGCCGGAGCTAAGTTCGAAGATGGTACTTCGATGGAGGCTGCTAACCAAATGGTTTATAAGAACGAAGGTCTGGTCATTACTTCCAACCCGGCAGGAGTAAGTAATTTTGTCGCTATTCTTGCCATGTATTCCCTAAATAGTAATGGAACTGTAGAACAAACATTGAACACCATTACGAGATACCAAAGCGCCCTACTAAAACAAACTGTTCCGGTACTTCGTAATTTCGAAGAAAATCCGGAAGAAAATAAACCTGTTAACGGTATGGCTTATGATAAAGCGTTCAGTGTATTGTGGAAAGCTACCTCAGCCATAAGTACAAGGTTTCTCGAATTTATCTTACCGAAAACGGAGAAAAGTGCTATTTTTACAATGACTTTGGATGGTACGGATACGATTCCGGTATCCATCAATGGAAGTGTCGAGACATATCTAGGTATTGTTAAGGTACAATTGCTTGCAGATTTCACTTCGTGGACTCCTACGAATAAAACCAGAGTGAATGTATCGGGCATGTCTCCTGTAGGAACATTCCCTACTACGACCGGAAGAACTCGGATGCAAACCGGAGGATATGCTTCAGACACGGATATTAATAAAACAGTCTCCCTATTGTGGCATATTAATACAGATGGCACACTTGCGATCACATTAAAAGCGGATGACCCGAATAACGTAAAGTCACTTGGAACGTTTTTACTGTTTGGTGTGTATTTCTAAAAGAATTTTGAGATCGTCTAAAAATTTTGTATACTTGTAGTTCAATTTAAAGTAGTTGTAGATGCAACTAACAAAATTGTGACCGGACAATATATTATATCTATTAGTATATTATATAATATATAT